GTACAATAAATGATATTAAAACATCTGAAAATAAAATTAGAAATGATGCTTATAAAATATTTGTGGATATTGTAAATCCTCGTAATATGATAAGTTTATTTACTCCAAAAGAAAGATTTATAGAAGAAGGAGAAGGAGGAGAACCTCTTAAAAAAGAAGAAGGCTTTTCACTTGAACCTAGTTTATTAGCACGAATTGATAATATTAGTAGAGATTCTCAAAGTAGATTTAGGATTGATGAAAATCCAAGCCTACTTATGTTTATGCCTACAGGAGGTACAGGTTCTAATATATTTTTATTACTTTGTGCATGGGCTTCTTTATTAATGAATCATTCTTGGTGGAATAAAAGATATGAAGTTGTATGTGTTGTTGATGAAAAAACATTAGCACCTGAAGAAAAAAGTGAAATTAATAGTTTAGCACAATCAAATAATTCAATTCATATAATAAATAAAAACTTAAAATCAAATATTTTTGCATTAGAAAGAAAACTTCATTGTGAAAAAAATAAGGGGTTAGTTATATTGGCTGGTGAAAAACTAAGTATGGGAATAAGTTTACCATGCGTAGATGTTGTCTTTTTATTGAATGAAAAGAAATCACCAGATGATATTATTCAAAAAATGTATCGTGCATTAACACCTAGTGTAGGAAAAAAATCAGCATTTGTAGTTGATTTAAATCCAGTTAGAACATTGGCTGCGTTATATGGTTATACTCGTGCATCACATATAGATACAAATACAACATCTGAATTATTGGGAATATTATATGATACATATTCATGGGATACAGATGTATTTGAATTTAATCTTCAAAAGGGTCAAGAATCAAACGTACTTACTTTTCAAGATAAATTAAAGCAAATGTTTGATTTAGCCGAAAATGATAAATCTGGAGTATATAAATTAAATGAAGATATTGGAGGTGTTGAAAAAAAACTTGCTGAAAATATTAAAAAAGGAATAGATCCTGAGTTTGTTGCAAAACTTCGTGGTACATTTAGTAATAAAAAAATACAAGCAAGTTTATCTCGAATTGGGCTAAAAGAGGGAAGTAAGATTACTTTACAAAGTGGCAAACTTGTAATACGATCTGCCAGAGTAGAAAAAAATAGTAATAATGAAAACAATGATGATAATAATAATGATAATAATAATGAAAGTCCTGAGATAATAATTGATAATTTTATTGAAACTGTCGCAGATTTTATAAAATATCTGGCAGTGACAAGTACAAAATCAAACTTTGAAGAAGCACTCCAAGAGTATGAAAGTGATATAAAAAATCAAGAAGGAAGCAGCCTCCGGCGTAATATACTAAAACTAGTGCGTTCGCGAATAGAATTAAAAGGTCTTGATGACGATAAGTTATTATCAAATATTTTATTATCCGCTGTAAAAGATTTCGCAAGGGATAGTAGCGAACGCGTCTTCCGTCAGATGAAGGGCAAGATAGATGAAAAATCACTACGTAAGGATAAAATTCTTGCTATTATAAATAAGCGTTTGACACCAAGACAGAAGCAAAAGAAGGAATTAGGGGAAGTTTTTACACCTATAGAACTAATTGAAGATATGCTTTCCCATTTACCTAAATCAGATTGGTCTAATCCTGACTTAAAATGGTTAGATCCAGCAAATGGTATTGGAAATTTTCCAGTAGTAATATTCTACAAGTTAGATGAAGGGTTAAAAGGATGGGAGCCAAATGAAAATAAACGCAGAAAACACATCATAGAAAATATGATTTATATGATGGAAATACAATCAAATAATAATCGTATAGCACGGAATATATTTACAAGTTTGTGTAAATCTTGCACTCCTAATATTTGGACGATTGATACATTGAAGATTTCAAATGAAAAAATAAAGGAGCATTTTCATATAGATAATTTTGATAGAGTTATAGGAAATCCCCCATTTCAAGCATTTCAAGAAGCCCAAGGCAAAAGAGGTGGTGGCGATGAACTTTATATGAAGTTTGTTAAAAAATCCATTGAACTACTAAAATCTGACGGGTTCTTAGTATTTGTTCATCCTCCCTCTTGGCGTAAACCTCAATTTAATGAGGGTAGAAAGAAAAGTAAAAATGCTGGTATGTTTGACTTGATGGCACACGAAAATCAAATAGTATATCTTGAAATACACGATAGCAAAGATGGTATGAAGATCTTTAAAGCAGGAACAAGGTATGATTTTTATGTAATGAAAAAGGCATTAGCAAATGTGGATACCAAAATAAAAGATATGCACGGGTATATATCTGATGTTGATTTGCGTGATTTTGAATTTTTACCAAATTTTAACATAAAGAATGTTCTAAAGTTATTTCCTAAAAAAAGAGAAGACATATGCGAGTTAGGAAAGTTTAATGAAGAAACTAATAAATATGAAAATAGCCCTTGTATTTTATATGAGCGTTCAGCATATGGTGGTGATAAAGCGTGGGTTTCTCAAGAAGAAACCTCTCAATATAAATACCCATTGGTACATGCAACATTAAAAGATGGTACTAAATTTTTCTACTCAAATACAAAAGATAAGGGGTTTTTTGGAATACCAAAAGTTATATTTGGAGATGGTGGCATAAATGAACCATTCATAGATATGGAAGGAAAATATGGTATGACGCAACACGCTATTGGAATAGTTATAAAAGATAAGAAAGAAGCCGATAAGTTAAAGAAATTTTTACAATCTAACTTCTTTAAAAATATACTATCTGCGTGTATGTATAGTGGGTTTCAAATAGACTGGCGTCTTTTTACATATTTCAAGAGAAATTTTTGGGATTTAGATGTAAATTTAGACGAACTTATAATACAGGGATCAAATGACGAACAAGCACAAGGTGGCGGAAAGCAACGCAGATTTACACGCAAAGTAAGACGCGTATAACCTCCTTATAAATATAACATACCTTTATTCACATAATAAAGATATAATATACAAGGCTGTAAAATTTGATGAGTGCCTTCCTCATATATTAATCAACAAAAATGAATACTCCTTCTTTCAAGTTTAAGAAGATGATTTGTGCGCATAGCAGGGATGATAGGGATAAAATTCTATATCCTATCAAGAACTGGTTGATACAACAGATTTCAGTTGATCCAAAGGCTTCTGCATGTTATTCTTCTATCCAAGAGATTTATCAAGTGAATACTTGGGCTGATAATAAGGCTTTCAAGGAGCATTATATGTGGGCGATTATGTCTAATCACGATTCGTGTGTATCTTTCCAGGAAATTGTTAAGGCAAAGGGTGTACCAATAAAGAATATTGCGGTAGCAATTAACGATGCAAACTCAGAGCCACGTAAGGCAATCCCTAAGAAGATTCGAGGAGAGGCTTGGAAAATACAGTTTGGTAACTCTATAAAGGGGTTCTGTTTCTGCTGTAAAAAGGAGTTAGATGTATTCGATGACTGGCACGCAGGTCATATTGTATCTCATTCAAATAATGGAACAGATACTGCAGATAATCTAAGACCTGTATGTGGCTCTTGTAATCTCTCAATGGGGACTGAAAATATGGATGCTTTTAAGGCAAGATGTTATCCAAATTGAGTAGTTTATCAAATAGGATAAAATCTTTTTTGTAGGCGATTTAAAATACACTCTTTTTAATTTCATATGGGTCTAATAAAAAGAAGGAGGCTGCGAAGAGAACACTTACTGTATAAATGCCGGTCGAGCCCGTCGTGTATAAGTTAAGAGCCCCTTTTCCTTTTTCGCAGTCAAATAATAGTGACGATAACATTCAATGGCATCATCACTAATTTTGTATTCATTGTCCATGGCGACCGCGAAAGGCAAACGCCCAAGCGCAGCCAGTGCAGGAGGATTCTCCTTCAGCCAGAGCGCATGCTCCATACAACTATGGACTTTTCCGTAGCGAAAGGCATATTCCTCTCCAATCGCAATTGCGAGATCACAGGCGAACAGATAGTTTCCGCGCGAGACGCGAATCCACTTCGTACACGGATGATTAATATGCGCCGGTGCATATCCACGGATATCCGAGTTTTTCTTACATGGGGCAGTGGCCATACTTGCAGGCAACTCCTTCGGCTTCTTCTTGTGAATCAATTCAGGATAGGCCGCCGTCCAATGCGCCGTGTAGAGCATCTGGCACGCCTCCAGAATCATTTTCACAACATGCTTATCTCCATGAGCCTGTGCTGCCTCCTTCGGGTCTGCGTAGAGAATGAAGAGATTCATAGTGTTACAATAAAAAGGCACCGCCACTGAATTCAATTTTTTACCTACTAATAACTCCACTCAACCTGAAATACCTGCTTTGAACTGAGCCACAAGAGAGCACTTTTAAAACCATCATGGTCCTTTTCCGTCCAACCATAGTCTGTGTCTTCCATCGAAGCTACAACATCCTGCCACTTTGGATATTCATTCAAGAACTCTTCAACATCTATACTCGTTCGATCAGTAAAGCTCTCAATATAGAAATGGAAATGATGCCCGCGCTGCCGCAAATAAGGGCAATGCTCCTCAGGAACTTCATACTCTGATGGAACATATGGAATCATAGTATAGTCTTTTTCAGTAGGGTGATTAATTGCATAGACAAAGGGCAAGCCAGTCTTGGGGTCAATGCTAAGGTGTAGTGTGATTGTCAAATCAAATCCCATGGTATTTTTTTACGATGTAAAAAGGGTATATTTAGGTTCATTTTTTTCCCCCGCCACTTAATAGAATGCCATCAACTCCGCCTCCATTAAAACACGGCTCTCTTCTATCGAATACATTTTTCATGTCTTATTTAATTCTTCTCGGCTACACGACAATTACACTCATCGAGGCCATCCGCACTCCAAGCATCAATGTTCGCCACATTATGAATCTTGAAACTACGGTCAGTATTGTTGCGTCCATTGTCTATGGCATTTTTAATGAAAGAATAAAGACACCCGACTATAAACTAAGTGAGTTCACACAGTTTCGTTATCTCGATTGGATTGTGACGACACCGCTGATTATTCTGGGCCTCCTTCTCTTCTATAATCATAACCTCTCCTCCATTCCCTATACGACCTTCTTTACAGCTGTAGTGTTTGATTGGTTAATGCTCTATGCGGGTTATTTGGGCGAAACAGGAGCCATCAAGAAGATCACAGGCACTCTCGTCGGATTTGGGTTTCTCATCGCACTTCTCTATACGATGGCAAACTGCTGTATTCCTAAGGGCTCAAACCTCTCTGCATTCATTGTGTTTGCCATTCTCTGGTCACTCTATGGAGTTGCCTACCAATTAGAGGAGGAGGACAAGAATATTGCCTACAATATACTGGACGTCTTTTCGAAGGCACTCTTTGGTGTTGGACTCTGGTTCTATTATGGAAAAGTCCTGAAGTTTTAGCTTGTGATGCATGATAAAATTTGAAATTTATACTATACATAATTTAAGGTAAATAATATGTTCTACATTTACTGCGTCCATAGTGAATATACAGATAAACAGGGTCTTAAGAAGTTGGGGCTCACAATTCATCCAGTACATCGTATGCGTCAATATGATATTGGTGACGCACCAGGTGTAGGTCTTGAGAAGCGGTATGAAGGCCTCTGGCAAGTAAATGCAAAAGATCGCCAAGAACTTCATGAAATTGAGGCAGAACTACATGCTCACTTTGCAGATTGTCGTCAACCTCGTGAAAATGGAAGAAGTTCTGAATGGTTTCGCCTAAGTTTTGAAGATGTTGAAGCCTATATGTCCCGTAATCCTCGAGTTACTCGGCGCATTCCTGTAGATGAAATTGCTACGATTGAGCAACAGGTAAAGGCACCTCGTACTCGTGAGGATCGAGTTGCTGAGCGAGAAGAACGTGAACTAAGGGAAGATCAGGAGGATCGCCTGTTGGAGCCTGAGATTCTTACACTCAAACAAAGGTTCCTCAATACATTTCTTCCTGGAAAGCAGTTTCGTAGAAATCAAGAAGAACTTTGGATAGAACTGGAAAAACTTGCTATAAGAGAATTAACTGAGATGTATCATGGTATTGTTCAGTGGCCAACAGGTACTGGAAAGACATTTGCTCTACTCATGATCATTGTAATTCTTTCCGATAAGTATACTAAGCAAGGTCATATTTTCCGAGGACTTCTAGTTGCACCTAAGAATGATATCTTCAATACAATCATTCATCATATTCGTAAACTCAATGAGTTTGGAATCACTGTTTGTGAGGGACATAATGCCCTTCTCTCTTCTCTTCATATTCCTCATAATCTATCAGTCCTTGTAACAGCATGTCATGCTGGCCTTACAAGCACAGATATAATGATGAAGTTGCCCAAGATGAATCTTGTTCACTATGATGAGGTTCATCGAATTGGCGGAGATGAATTCTTTAACATCTTGAAAGAGCGTATGAGAGCATGGGGTACAGAATTTCTTACTGGTACAAGTGCTACACCTAGGACATCAAATCCTGTCCAGCATAAGAAAATCAGTGAACTCTTTGGAGATCCTTATAGTCTACTACATAAATGTGATATCGATGTGGCAGTTACAGAAGGATGGATTGCACAGCCTCGGTATAGTATTCATATTGTCTCAAAGAATCAAGAGCGCTCTGATCTTATCAATCAATTTCTCGGTGCAGTTCGCCAATGTATTGAAGCAAAGCGAGAACTTGGAAATTGGCAAGGTGGGAAAGTCATTGTTTACCTTCCACTACGCGAAGAGGTTCGTGATGCAGCACGCCTTGCCTTAACAGTGTTTCCCGATGAATGGAAGATCTTTGTAGCTGTTGAAGATACAAATATGGCAGATGATGATAAGTTCGTTCAAGAGCCCGCAGATGGCACTCCTCGTATTCTCTTTGCCTGTGAACGGTATCGTGAAGGATCTGATATTCCTGGACTTGAGATGACAGCAATTCTTATGGGAAATACAATTGCCGCCAATATCCTCATCCAAATTATTGGTCGGGCTCTCCGTGCAGATTACACTGGAAAAGAGGGATGGTGCTGTATCTTCCGCCCAAGTGAGGAAGGTACCACTGAAGAGGATGTTCTTGATAAGATTCTTCTTGAAATTACAGAGATTCTTGGTCGCAATGATATGCCAATGACTCCAAGTGATATTCGCCGTATGGTTGAGACTTTCTTTGGAACCACAACAGTTCATAACAGGCTCTTTAGTATTGAGGAGACAGTTGCTCGTGTTCAGGCTATTTATGAAAGGCGTGTATTTCAGAGGGGGGATCCCCGTGAAAAATATGAATGTGTACGAGAGGTAAATAAAAATCTACAACTTATTTCTCGTGAACAGTATCAAGAATCAGTAAATCGGCGTATAACCTACATTGAAGATCCACGCACATATTTCAGTGCATCATGGATCTCATGGTATCACTTTCTTGGAGTAAATACAAGTAGGTTTCCTGCAACAAAAGCAGATTGGGTTCGTATTTGTAGGGAAAGGGGTCTGCTAACTTGGCATGACTATACTAATCCATATGTGCATGATGATCTTCCTCCAAATCCAGGTGAACTTTATGAAAACTATACAAACTGGGACAGTGAAATTGGTGTTGAAGATGAAATTATTTGGTAATCATCGTAGATCATTCTGAGGAAGATCTCCATTCATAAAAAATCCAACGAGTTTCTGAAAAGAGATAGACTTAGAAAGATTTCCATACAAATCATCCCAAATGTGAGCATTTGTAATCTGAGTCTTTTTTGATGTCTCGTCGTCATTCTGATAGATATTATGTGCACTCTGAAACTACATAAAAAGACGATTGTTTTCATCAGACTTTTCCTTCTGAATTTCAACTTCGAACCATCTCTTACAGTAATCTAGCACGAAACGCCTAGACTGTAAATCTAATGATAAAATAAAATTCTTAAACTGAATGGCAAGTCTGATTCCACGAAGAGTTAATTCAAGTTCTGCCTGCGGATCTAGGTTATTCATCTATGAATAGGAATAGATGGGTCTTCTTAAGTCGCACCAGGAATCAGACGCTGAATCGCCTCCTGTGCCTTTGCCTTGTAGGTGGCAATCTTTGCATGCTTGTGCCGAATCTCATCAAAGTCTGACTGGAGCGTCTGTTGTTCGGTTAGAGGGGGGAGTTGTAGTTCTACACCACGAAGTACATCACGGTTCATATTCTTTTGAACAGTACCCTCAGGAAGTGTCTTAACATATTCCTCCTCATTCTTCAATATGAAATATAGATAATCAGCAATAATCTTATCGCTTTTTGTTAGGCATATGAAAGCAAAACTACCAGCCGATGCCTTAGTAGGATATCTGCTGATGTGTCCAGCACTTCCACTTCGTGAAACAATAGGTGTATATGCCTCAATATTCCAGTTAGGAACATACGATGATGGAGCAACACCACCTCCAATACCTGGATAGAGTTCAGTTGTGTTATGTATTGTGTTTTTGTCTCCATACTTAATTTCACAAACCTCCCCCAACTTCACACGAGCCTGTCCTTTACCCATTTCCTTCACCTGAAACATCATCTGCTTCTCAAGCATCTTCAGTGAGGCCTCCTCGTTCTGTGCAAGATTCGTCCAGCCGTCAATGGCTTCTACGATTTGTTGCTGGCGTTCAAGGGAGGGGATAGCAATATCAATATTCCGCAGGTCTCCTTGACCAATAACTCCAAGCCCAGTTGTATATTTTGCCAAATCCATAATCTTTGGTCGGATAGTCTTCAGGTAATAATATAGATACATCAGAATAACCTTATCATTCTTCTTATGAAGCGCTGCGTTATGTGATGTACCGGCAGACTTTCCCTTAACATAGAAGACTTTCCCCATTCCTACACTATCACTATAGTTACCAACTCCACTACCTCCATCTTTAATCAAGACCAAGTATTCATCACCATCAAAGCAGAAATCCTTACACGTTCCGTCTGGCTGTAATGTCTTTCCACTAAAGAATGGATAGGTACCTGGATTTTCCTTAGAATACCCTGTAGTGAATTTGCCTCCACTGAAGTTTACTAGATCCCCCAACTTCACCATCTCAAACCCCTCCACCTCCACCGCAGACTGCGGCAGATACTGCTTGTAGTTGAGCGAATAGTGCTTCGCCCTGAGTTCCGCCAGCGTAGCCTCCACGAGCACCGTCTCATCAAGCCCAATGAAGGACACCTTTTCCGTAGAACCCACGCCCCGCTGAAACACCATCATAGATGTCTTTGTCCCTGTGTTGATAAAGGAACCAGATGCAATATCCACAACATACCAAATCTTGTACTCCTCAGCAATCTTCTTGCGCAACTCAACGCACTTTTTGGACGCACCGAAGAAGAAGCCCTGAGGAAGAACGATAGAGCAAACGCCACCATCGGCTGAAAGCGTAGCCATTGCTAATTGAACGCCAGCAGAGACCTTATCATCATCCTCAATGCCAATAGTCTGAATTTCGGCGTTTACAAAGAACTTCTTGCTGGTAGTTCCATCTTCTGCCTTGACCTTCTTGGAGTAGGCAAACTTATACTCCTTGCCCTTGCTCTTGTCGCCGCCATAAGGCGGATTCATAAAGCAATAGTCCACCGTCAGACCATGAAAGGGAGCACCAGCGCCAGTGGTAATCGCATCTGAGAAGGAGTTCGAGCCGCGGATCTTATCACCACTGAATGGGATGCCTGTCAGAATGAGCATATTCAGAAGTGTCGTGGTAACACTACTCAAGTTCATATCTTGGCAGTAGACTGCGCCGCACTCTTTCTTCCAATCAACATCCGCCAAATGATTCTTAACACCCTTAACAAACTCCGCAGGGAAGCCACCTGTGCCGCAGAACCAGTCAGCAAATGTACACAGAGACCCATCGGCACGACGAAGAGTCTTCTTGATGTCATAGGCAAGCTTGAATGCAAGGCGGCAGATAGTTCGGTTTGTGAAGTACTGTCCCTCATCAGACATTGTGCTCATACCGCGACCCAGCATATATTCAAAGATATTGCCGAGTGTATCTGATTCTTGAAGGGCCTTGAGTGGAATGCGATTAATCTGACGAACAATTTCAAAGACAATATCAGCCTTCTGAATCTCATGCGGCTTGAAGAACGGCTTTGTCTTCGGCTTTGCCCTGAAAGAAGAGACCCCCTTCTTGATTGCCTCAAAGAGATCATTCTCATTCTTCAGTCCAGCAATGTATGACCATCGGCACTCCTGTGGAAGAGCTAATACATCTGCCTGCGCCTCAATAAGTCGATAGGCAAAGAAGAATGTCATGTGCTCGAGGGCTCGCTCAGGATTGAGACCAGCACGATTCCATAGGAGATTATGAAGATCTTCAAAGAACTTCTGGAGTACTGCCTCCTGCTGTATCTTATCCTGAGGTAGAACAATCTCGGCTAGAGGATTTATTTCACGGACAGCCTCCTTTACCTTTTCAGCCACTTTTGTTTCGATGACAGCATTCAAAACAGTATTCTGTGAACAATCAGTCTTCTTATTCATATGATCAGTATAACCGCTCTTCTGCTTGAAAACTCGTGCGCATTTCTCACAAGTATAGGTGGGCATTTCTTTTTATATTTATATATTAGAAAATATAAATCAAATTTTTTACCGAAATTCGGTAAAAAGGGTAAACCGGGGAATTCTTTCCCTTTTTCTTTTGAATTTTTGCCTAGGCCGCCCAAACAAATCGAACCCATAACTAAGTAATGGCCGAGTCGCCTCAGAGCCAACAATGTCTTTTTTGTCTTGAAGAATCAACATCTGACAACACACTCGTCGAAATTATGTTTCAACAATACTATCCTCCACCAACGTGTACATGCAGAATCACTACCCATACAGGCTGTTATATACAGTATTCAATACATAAAGGTCGCTCTGAATGCCCCATCTGTCACACAATCTATGAAAATGAACAACCTCTCGCTTCGCAACTCCCACCACAGCCGCAAGAATATATTATAATAGAAAATAGACTCTATCAGCATCAACCAACCCTACCCATCGTTATACCTGAACAACCTGTACAACTGTGCCAACGACCTTCTCAACAGGTGCGCATAACACTTCTCTGTATACTTATTATTATGGCTGCATTAATACTTTTTCTTCGTAAATAAAACTATTTTCTCCATGTAGAAAATGAATTCTGAAACAGGAGGCATCCTGGGTGTGTTCGGATTTTTAGCATCCGTGGGTGGCCTTATTTACACAGCAATAAATCATAAGAAAATACGATGTCGTTGCTGTGGTAAAGATCTTGATATGTCAGTCGACATTGATGAAACGGACGCTGCAAAATCAACAGCGAAGGTCAAACCGGCCGAGCCCGAAATACCCATTGAAGAGGAGTCGGCCGAACAGCCTGAAGAGTCCGAAGAGCAACCTGAACTTAGGCATCACAAACACTCAAAAGTCGCACCTACTGATTGTCCTTAGACTTCAACAGAGTCCACGCCCGAGCCAGCCGAGTGAGGCCAATTCCCGCACCGAACCGAGGGAAAAAGTCGAACTTCAGGAACTCATCGAGCTCCGCCTCCACCCGCTCCTTTCCAAAGAGTTCAAACAGTTTCGCCGCATAGCCACCCTCCGTGATGGAATAGAACATCTTGCGCATTCCATCAGGGTCACATGACCGCTCCGCCGAACCAATTGTCTCCTGGCCGCATATGATCACATCAATCTTACTGAACAGATCACCACTGCCAGGCTTCATATTCCAGAATGGGCTCGTCCGCAGAGGAAAATTCTGCAGGCTGACACAGGCCCCCTTCTCCCGCCACATACGGCCCTCGTGTTCATCCTCCAAGATGTCTACCCCTCCATACTCCGCACACACCGTATTGTAATCGACTACAACCGGTGCAGGGAAACCGAGATGAGCCAATAGCGCAGCCTCCAGCGCCTCCAACTCCTTCATGCCTCCACGGCTCTCGAACTCGAACATCGGAAATATCTTTTCATGACGGCCGGGTATCGGCGTCTTCTCGTCCCTATACGAAGTGCTCACGCAGAATACACCCGGCCACTCAGGATTTTTGAGAAGTTCATACTCGAGCCACATCTGACCTGTCTGTGGTAAAGGCCAAACAAGTCCATTATACATAAATGTCGCAACCGAATGAGGATTCTCACACGCCGCCAAAATGGAGAGACGCGACTGTGTCGGAACCTCCTTGAATCCCCGCGCAACAAAAAATTCACGAAGAAGGGAAACGAGCTGGTGGTAATTCTCAGTGTCGAACATTTTGTATGACTATACGTGGGGAGAATTAAATTTGCCAAATAAATCGCATCCAAGTAGATGAGGCGGACCACTCGAAAAAATAGACAGCGCGGTGGGGCTGCGGATATTGTTGTAAATCTGGAACATAGTAGATATTACTCTCCATTTACACCTGAATGTCTAAAAGGCTCATCCGGCGCTCAGATACGCGATATAAATAAGAATTTTATTTTTGAATATGACGATGATACTCTGAAAGAAATAATGGCGGAAACTCCTGCACGCACACGATTAATGGCTCTTCTAAATAGACTCTCCGCGCAACTTCCGTTCGATTTCAAACTAATTATTTCAGAATCAAGTCAATGTACTCCAAATCATTGGGAAACTGAAGAGGCTGCACCTGCAACCCGCCCTCGTATTATTATTTTTGTAGCCTGCAGGAGTCAAGTTGTATTAATGAGAAATAATTTCGGGCCGCCGCCAAAAAGAGGAGTACACAGATTTACTGCGGGAAATGCACTGCCGCGCAAGGGCGGTGTTTTTAAAAATATCTACTATTTTGGTTTCACAGATTTAGTTCATTTATACAATGGCGATATCTATGTGTGCGAAAATGGCTATACAGGGGAATATCCGAAGTTATCCTGTGATCTTCCTCGCATAAAAGGAGCGTTACGCGAAGACTGTTGCTCTGCAAAAAAGAATCATTTCACTTCTCTCTTTATTGAAGGTCTGAAAACTCGCAACTGTTTCAAACTAACAGAGGAGATTCTTCTACAGAAATTTGCTGAATTGGCCACAACCTACATCGGTGAAGAGAATCTGAGAAATGGTACACAGCTGACACTTGAAGCCTACAACAGAATGGTAGAAAATAATGCCTTCTTTAAAATTACTCAAGGTCTTTCATGCAATGGACCTGGTAATCCATGCCAAATTATCAATCCTCATAGAGAAGAATCCGCTACAGCAAGTGAAAAATATAATTCGATGGTTAATCCCAATGTCCCTGCAAATGTGGCGCGAAGGGATGCAAGAAGAGGATTAACACCGTGGTATAAGGCGATTACCGAAAAGGCAAGAAATCCAAATACAAAAAATGCTGAAGGCTCTACTCTTATTGAACTTGTATATGCAGAAAAAAATCTACTCTGGTTCACAGAACTTCTCAAAAAAGGAGCAAAACTTACGGATATTTATCTGCTTATGATTTTAACTACACCAGGAGATAAGGAGTTTTTAAAGTCATACTATACTGTGAATCCGCATTTAATAAATAAAGATTTTCTAGTTCCTCCAGAATTTATTGAAGGTGACTATAATGAACCGTATTTAAGACCACTCAGTATAGTTGTTTTATCTGGAGATCCTACAGTGATTGATTTTATGATTAGTAAAGGGGCAAAAATTTCGGAGGATGATATTATGTCGATTAAACACAATCCTGTACTCAAAGAAAAACTAGAGGCAGTTAAAACACGAGCAAATTCATATGTACCCGTTCCCTCGCCCCCCCCTCAGCCATATATGATTTCTCCATCAAGACAGAAAGAACTCAAACGGCGCAGAAATCTTAAACTCCTGCGATTTGGTCTAACAAAAAAGAGACGCTAAAGAGGCGCTAAAGAAGTTTTTTAATAAACTCCAACATTTTTGTATATTTATTTACAAATCCTCCAGGTCCTCCAGGAAAATGGTAGATAATTTTATTTTCAGGAGCCTCTGCATTATTTACAACATAGTCTTTCAGCAATTGAGTATCGTACTTATTCTGCGTGTACGCATGATAAATAAGATACGGCTGTTCAAGAGCACTCGGGACAAATTTCTTTTTTACGATACAATCTGCATGAATATGTTCAATAACCGAGCGAAATAGATCCTGAATCTCCGTAGTATTTTTAAATAAAAGCACTCCACTCGTAAACCCAGGCATTTCACGGTCCCAGACAGAAAAATCAAAGAGATCGCCGCCCCAGAATGAATGTCCAATAGTTCCCTCTTCAAGTGCATAGAGTTTTCCAGATTCAATCGGTAACTCGAACATGCGGGATAGCACTCCATTAATCAGAAGATCCGTATCGAGATAGAGCACTGTATCATAGTTCCAAATTGGAACCCATTCATAGAGGAAAAGTCGCGCCATTGCAGAATGAAAAAGAGAATTAAATTCAATGAAAAAGAATCGCACGGTCAGAGTTGATTCGATTGCAGCCTTTTCAATTTCAGCATGAAAGGTCGGATGTGTAAAAATGACTATGTCTGTAGTGTCATCAAGTCCTCCACAACGATCAATTGACCGAAAGACCTCTTGTAGAAGAAGTATATAATCTGTATTGTAAAAAACACAGAGATATATGAGATTTCTTGACATCTACTTCTAGTAAGCGGCCGTATTTAGACCAACGGGCGTTTCAAACGAGCATATTAACAATAAATATCTGCTTCTAAACAAACAATAAATTTGAAAATACATCACTAAGTCTAAATAAATACAACTGGTAAAATGAGCCTCATTGATGAGTATAAATCTAACTCGTCGGAACTACATGGGTTTACACTCGGATACTGCACTTTCTTCTCACAATTTACACTCGAGTATAATAGCAGGTTTGGTGGTAGCGAACCGAATACATTCTGCTGGAATAAAAAGATGCTTATGTGGCATAACTATGGACATCTAGTCGACTTTGTTAGAGAACAGTTAATTTGGATATATTCAGAAGAGGTTCAGAATCGCGTAAAAGGGGGCGGTGCGGGACCACGCACTACAAGAGAAGAATGTCAACGACGCATCAACTTCTTTGTTTTGAAACTTCAAGAAAAGGTTGGATCTGGGTGGGGGGATGGAAAGGCGCATTTCATCCTACGAGATATACGCAATCTAGCCTTTCTGTGTTTGAAAACATGAGGAGTGTCCATTTAAAATGTTTGGGGGTCTAAACGCTGCCTTCACTGCTGAGGACAGGCATTATTCTTCGCACACGGTATAATTTTGGCAACCGAACTGCTCTCCAGGAGAAATTCCATTTCTTCGGTTTATATTTTTTTATAATTTCAAGAACAATCTCTTTTGGGTCCTCTCCAAGATAAAATGTCTGTTCATATTCAGATTCATAATATACATGAAATCCAGGTAATTTAATTACTTCGTCGCGGTCCTCTTTTGTTGTTGTATCAAATGGACGAATATTAAATCCGATTCTGTACTCTTTACAGAATTGATGCACTTGGTCAAATACCTCTTCTTTAATGGGCTTCTCCCAATCATAAAGAGCAGTTATTCTGAGTGCGTGTGCAACTCGGTTAATTTCAATCCGATGACCCGTTTCTGTAAATATACTTTCAATAACAGGATTTGTAATTGCTTCCATTTCTATGGCTAAACAATTCATTTCCTATTCAATTCCTTCAATTTTACTCACGGGCGGAGTTTTAAGAACTCGCACAGTCAACTACTAAATGCTCTTTCCGCTGTCCTACTCAATACCTGCCGAAGTGATTGTGCCGTATGTACCGTTCAAAACAGCGCATACTGCATCGCACGAGTATCAGTTTGATGATGTGGCACCCTACATGGAGAACTACCGAAAGGCATTTTTTGGACATACTTCTATGAAATGTGGCTGGGACTGTATGCGGCATTATGAGATTCTCAGCCAGGGTACCATAACAGAGTTTACAAATCTTCAGGCTCTTCCACGCAAGACAATGACCAATTTTCCAAAGGCGCTTATCTTTGATTTGAACGCAAAATACTACAGTCTAACCTTTGAAGAGATTCTGAAGTGTTCTTCGTCCGTGCTCTACGAAGACCTTGATAGCCTTCTACGCTATACGCGGGATAATCTAACAACGGAATCGGCCGCGCGATATGTACTGCGTAAATCTGGGCATGCTGCCGCAAAAAAGATTCTCTATCTGTCAAATGCAGACAAATGCGGGAATTATATGGTGGAGATGCTTGCGCACGGATTTTCACGCATTACTGGTGGCGAGGCTGATATGTGGCCGGATTTCGAGGAGCGATATGATACTTATCCTGTAGAGCCTACAAAGAAACTCTATGGAAAGGGATTCAATTATACGCGGTTTCTGCCCGCGGCGTGGCGTAGAGCGCCAAGTGCGGAATTCATTCAGCAGCGAATCAAGGAGAGATACTATGATGTGATCGTTCACTGTACATCCGAACAGTCCGATTTACAATATCCGTTTCTAACGGGTGAAGGCAATGCAAAAGAGTACTATGACTTGTCGGACATTGTACTGATTTGTGGAAATGATTGTGATAATTATTGGTCACCTGAAAAACTCTGGTATATTCGCGATTCGCACGACTGTCCAATTAAATGCCTGGCCGATAAAGCGCCAATTTTTATTCGGGAACTTGGGAATTAGGGGGTAGGAACTAAAGATACGGATTTCCTTTTACAGAATTCACAAGTTCAACTAGAATTACTACAAAGATTGTCGCGGATGCCGCAACACAGAAAACAACACCCGCGATTTTACAACGCTGTGTTTCATGCCATTGAACTCTAGGAGTCTCTTTGCTAAGAGGCCGTAATTGCACTGTAATTTCTTCATAGTTATTGGTTGGTTCTTCAGATAAATGAACGGTTTCCATACTTGTACTTAGATCGTCTGCTCTTCTTTCCTTTACGCCGAATTCTGCGTGTCGTTTTTCTTCTAAATCCACCAAGAGGATGATAGTTATTATAACTTCCTGAGAGCGCCTTTGCCTTAATCGCAGCCTTTCGTTCCTTATACTCTTTATAAAGTGGAAAGGGATCCAAGATACTATTGTAAAAAAGCCGTCGAAGAAAGCAATATTTACCGTTTTCAAACTCTATCTTGTTAGGTATCATCTTAGATAATTCTGTGCATTTACCCTTAAGATCTATTGGCTTATTATCTTTACATACATCAATACCCAATAAAACACGAGTATCGGCATTTAGTTCATTCTGTGCTGTACTACAAAAACTTTTCTGTCTTTCCGTTAACCATTCTGGAATAGCAAATGGAGGCCATTCATCACTATTCGTAGAATGACCCTCCTTTTTTCGGAGCATTATCTCCTTTTTTCGGAGCATTATATCAAGTGTTTGCCCACGATCACCTGCAGCATACGCAATAAGTGGATTTAGTCGTATATTAAATGCCGGAATATCAGCGGGTCTGTTTAAATCCATATCTCCAAGAAGATCTTCTTGACCTTTAAAAAGATCCAATACACCTTTTAATATAAACCCCATAATTTTTGAATCGGATGATCCGTAAATAACAATATTTTGTGTAATTCCTCCGTTACCCTGTAATGATTTTAAGATAGGTTCATTATCGATTTTACGTGAATGAAATGCTTCCGTAGAAAACTTCATCTCAAGAAGATTATCAGGATATTTTTCTTTTACAACCTCTCCCATAAACTTGTCAAGTTTTAGTAGAACATAAAATAAATAGTCATCTTTTGGAAGAAGATGTATTTTATTAAGTGAAAAACCAGGTAGTGAGGGTGAATGTGGTGAATCGATTGAGGGAGCATACGCGGTATCAAGTTTTTTATCATACATAAAAACGATGTTCATGGGGCCACTACTCTTATTTCCAACAAGTGAAAGGCTAAAATGAAAATAAGGTCTAATTTCTCTATTTTCAATATAATGTTTTCGTATAAGAGTTGAAATATTCTGATGATCACTAAATACTACACATGATTTTGGTGGAATTTCCAAGATATCGTAAATATTAAAAGGTTTTACTTTTAGAGAAGACAAACTATTGCCTGAATATTTCATCACATATTGTTTGAAGTATTCTATTTTTTCAGGGCTTGTTATAACATCAAAGTTTTGCTTTTTACTGAGATGAGGTTTAGAACAATTCCAATCAAGTACTTGATACTCTGGTTCAACGTATGTAAACTCTGTTGGCATTTGCTGCCCACGTATACCGGCCATTTATAAGATATTAGATGTTATTTTAACATTTACTATCTGCCAGTTTAAAATTTGCATGAGTCTATACTATAGATGTTTGGGCCCATCTGTTCTAATTGTGGTGCTCACGGACACACTCTTATGCGCTGCACGGATCTCGTTGATCCTCTCAAGCCTGGATTTCACTCAGGCGGTAATGGTGGCGGAGGACACGGAGGAGATGACGAGGACGAGCATTACACGCTTCCCCGCAAAGAGCGCTTTCTTGAGACCACGCTGACATTCTTCGGCAGCAGTTCAACCGCAGTGCGGTCAGAAAACTCGTTAATATCATTGATCCAGGAGACATTACCCGAAGCGAGTGTCTTCAGATTTGTAGTGTAAATCGTCTCACGGTAGTCGCGCTCCGTAGGTGCATACGACTTATTATACATGACCGACCACTGGTTAAAGTTGGGCACCAAACTACACATCGGCTGAATAACCCTCAACGCAGAAAAAACAACAAGGGCGAGCATCATTTTGTAATATTGTAAGTATCAGATTTTTTAACCCAGCACCTTCTTGAACATCGGAGCCCAATCGTACATATCGACCAGATAGTACTTTGTGAGTAGGCCCTCAAGTTCGGACATCTTATCGCCCGTCAAGAAGCCGAGGCGCTGCAGAACAGGCGCAATTTCGCCAAACTTGCCGTGAAGCACCTCCATAATCTCTTCAGGGCGGGCGGTATCACCGTACCACATACAGTGATTCAGAACAGATTCACCCTTCACGCGTCTGCGATAGTTTACAAAGTGGAATTCAACGAGCATGATGCACTTTGACCGATAGAACTTTACAATATGCGCATCAACACCTGAATCCACACCAATCACCTTCTGCATTTCATCACCGGTCATCAGTGTCAGATTGATAAAGTCCCCTTGCCTCGTATAGTAGGGGCGATACTTCGTCAAATCTGTCATACAACCCGTGTCATCTCCGTAGCTCATATCAAAGAGAATCTTTGACTTGAAGAGTCCCTTGTAGGTGCTCGCCTCATAGAGCTTCTGGAACCAGGTTACAACCTCCTGCCCAGTATACTCTTGAAGAACAAAGAGCGTCTTCTCCTCCAGACTCTGGCTAACTAGACTCTCAACAATCCAGTCATCCTTAACTTCATTGTATTGACCGCAATGCTTGAACTCCTTTGGAAAGAGAATAACTTCGAGGTCGCCAAGAACAAAGCGCCAGCCATCGGCAAACTCGGTGAACTTGGCATCCTTGAAATACTCCATGAGCCACGGCAGTTTGAAGGACGGGTCATAATGAATTGCACGCTTCGGGCTCTTGACTTCTTTCAGAAAGACAGGGACAATCTGGTCCCACTTGGGAGTCATACTACTTACAGAATGATGGGGCGCACTCCCAATGGCAAAGTAGGTGTAGGGGCGAGGATTCTCACGGCAGTAGTCGAGTAGGGGCGAGTCCATTGTAGATAGCTATGTAATGACTGGCCGCCGGTTTCAAATTTTTTCAGGGGGTCTAAATCGCCCCACTATACTCAGACAGATGTCTCTACCGCTTACAGTGGCAATTCCCACAATGAGGCGCTGGGAGCCTTTTTTAAAAATGTTTCTACCGACATATCTGAATTCTCCGCAGGTTCGTCATGTTCTCATTTCAGATGAAACGGGTGAAGACATTGCAGCAATTCTCGCGTCTGAATGGGCTTTGCATCCGAAGCTGATTCTTAACCAAAATCCGGTCCGTCTCGGAATCTACCACAATAAGCGGAGATGTATTGAACTCGCACCTACAGAATGGGTCGGTGTCTTCGACAGCGATAATTTTTTTCCTCCAGAATATTTTCAGAAACTCGAGGAGATCTGGAACAAAGGATTCAATCCGATGCATTTTTACGCCTGTGGTCGCGGCTTCTTCGTAAATGAAAATGGTGGAGATGTAACAAGACCCCTGGATCTCTTTTCAGGACATGTCCTAGACCGGTCAAACTGGAATTCTATCTTTAATCTACAAGGCTGGAATTACCTCCTTAATGACGGAAACTGGGTCGTTAATCGGTCAGTCTTAGCCCATCTACCAATAGATGTTCTCGACAAGGATATTCTCGCAGCAGATGCAATTTACATGGTTCATAAGTTTGTCCGCGCTGGCTACTCCTTTAATATTGTAGATGGCCTCTCTTATATACATACTGTTCATAAGGGGAGTACATGGGCTGCAACATCAGAAGATTCTACTCGTATTTTCAATGATACTAATTGGACGATTGAGCCTCATAGTACTTCTTCGTCTCCGTAAATCCTCCCAGGAAACGACCTTCATGAAAGACCATGGGAAATGTCTTATGCGGCTTGCCAGCAAGTCCCTCTACATGAGTAAGAAATGCCTCCTTCTGGTCTGTCAGAAACTCATCACAGTTCACAGAAGTAAACTTCTCCTCTTTAAGAAGCTCCTTTACAAATTCACAATAGGTGCATCCTGTCTTCGTAAAGACAGTATATCCAACACTTGACGGAGTGGGAAACATCTATACTAAACCCATGGAAATCTTTAGATTGACTTTAGAACCAGATATAAACTAATGGCAAAGAGCGTAAGTCCTATTACGATAACAATACCTGCAAACTGTCCAATTGCAGTATGTGGATGATAATATATAATGCGATGGGTGAGTTCTGAAAAAAGAATCGGCCGATTTATTCCGTAACAGCTTCTACAGACAGGGCAGAGCAATCTAGGATCAGTCTGTTCATTCCATCGTGTCAGACATGGTTCACAGACACTCATTTTACAGGTGCAGTATGTGAAGTCAGTTAGGGGAACTTTATGACAACAAATAAAACAAGGTTCGACCTTCATCCCGTTCTACTACGAAGGTCGTAAGGATTCATATTCATCGTAATTAATGGTACACCCTTCTCCTTTGAAGGAACCACCTTAGAGATTTTAAAACCGTGCCTCATGTACCAGTGAATAACTTTAGTGTTATTGACGGGTACAAGACAAAGACCGATTCTCTTCGCTTTTGAACGCTCAATCACTTCTTGAAGAAGGCGACTTCCATATCCTCCCGCTTGACAGTCAGGGTCAATGCCGATATAGAAGAGTTTATTCTCCTTTACAAGTGTAAATCCAATGAGCATATCCTCAATGAAGAGGCCGAGGCTTCTCTCAGTGTCACGGCGCCTCCATGCGACCTGAAACTGGGGGTATTCCTCCCTATCAAAGATACTCTGAAATAATGCGCGTACATCGCGATAGTCGGTAGCAAGAAGAGAACGCATATCAGCGAGCACAGGCATGGTAAACTTCCTTTCTACCTTCGGTTGATTCAAATTTTTTAGTTGGCCTCGGCGCCTTCGGCGTGGCGTTTTGCAACATCGAGCAGGAATCCATCTAGACGCTCATACTCATCTTCAGAGTCAAGTTCCATGATTCTCTCCTTCGATAGAACAGACGCCTCGTGGTACGCCTTGTCATCCGTCATTAACTTCTCAATCTTCTCAATCCAGCACGATAAATCGCTGCGGTCGCAACTATTCTCCGCTTTTCCAACGCATTCAAGAAGACCGGGAGACCGACTTACAATAACCGGTGTTCCACTCGCCATGGCCTCCACTGCTGTGCGGCCCCATGTCTCTGACTTGCTCGGCATGATGAGAACCTTTGTCTTTTTGTAAATACTTACCATATCGGTCTGTGTATCCAGATATGTGAGATTTGCAGGTTTATTCTCATCCTTCATATTCTGTTTTGCATAACTTCCCTTAATACCGAGAAACTGGATTTCGGGTAGCGCCTTTGCAATTTGCGGTAAGAGTGGCCCACCCTTGTTTTCATTACAGTTAATCAGTGTAACATATTTGGGATTCTGTTTCTCAACCTTGAATTTCTCCGTATCGACCTTCGGATGAACAACAATACTCGGATGCGCATTTGTGCCTTCCAGTTTAATAAAATTCACATTGTAAACAACATAGGTCGGTGAACCCATGCGGAAAGAGAGAGTGTTGCGATTGTCATTTTGCGTATGAAGGAAAACCACAACAGGCTTCTTAAATTCATCAACCGTTAAGAATAAATCGTTGATATGATAATTCTGAACAGCAATGATGTCAGCCGATTGAAAAAGTCTGCGGATTCCATCAGGTGCCTCGCCAAGTTTATCCTTCTTAATGGGAAAAATCTGTACACCCTTGTGCTCAGGTACGACCCAACGATTCACCAGTACATAGATAGTCCAGCCCTTTTTCTTTAAAAAGGCGATCTGGTCCTCCGCCGTGATTTCGGAGCCTGCCAGCACATTAGGAACATAGGAGTGCATGACCCAGACAATACGCTTCTCTCCAGGACGCTTCGGAGGAACATTCGCCGCAGCCTTTGCATAGGCCTCCTCAGAGAGCTCAGGATCCTCTTCACCATGAGTCCAGATGCCCGCCTTTGAAATGCGCTTTTTGAGATCCTTTATGAAATAGAGACTTGCGAGTACAGCCAAAAAAAGTATAAGAGCGCCATACAGTGCGCTAAACCCCGCCATCTACCTTACACTCGAAAGATTTCCTACGCCTTGAGGGCTCGCTTTGACTTAACAGGCGCTGCCACCGCTGCCGCGACAGGCTTTGCCACCTGTAGACCCGCTGCATGCTGCCAATCCGCAAGCCAATCGGTAAACATCTTTACACAACCTGCTGCTGCCTGCTCAATTGTCTTACGTGCATTCATCTCTTCGCCTTCATGAATACCAATGCGAAGAACCATCTCATTTCTGAGCGGATGCGGAACATTATAGCCAATATAGGTCACATTATTCTGTCCGAAGAGATACTCATCTACATAGGTCTGGAGCAGATTACCAAGTGTATGGTCACAACTCAGTAGGTCCAGAATATGCTCTCGCAGAACATCCTCCTTTGTCGCTGTGCTATCTACATATCGCTCGGGTACGCTGAAGGTGTAGTCCCAGCCCTCAAGTCGATTGGAGGAAGCGACAGGCGGCTTCAGATTACGCGGCATCTCGCGCGTAAAATTCGTGTACCGCTGACAGACTTCGCGCGCCTTCTTGACCGCCTCCTCAATAATCTGCCGCGCATCAACTGTTCCAATCGTCTCCACCGTAAAGTCGAAACTATTGGCCTCACCCGTCTTCGGATCTGTCAGATAGCAGCGGTCAATCTCCATGGTCACATACTCCTTACGGAGCAAAGCACGCTTCTCCTCCGAAATATCGGCAGGCTTGGCCGCCTCATCACCAGTAATCTTATTCATGGACTTTGCCCACTTCAACATCAGTTCATCCTGACGCTGCGGATTTGGATCACGCGTATAGCGATAGGTGCACTGTGAAACAGGAATAAACCGTGCGTGCTCCTTTCCAATACCAATCGACGCCTTCGCCGTGAACTCGATTTCCTGGGGCTCGTGATTCGCACGGTAGGGCTTCAGAACAGTCAGGAGAATATCCTTATCAAAGAAGTCCATGCTGTCCCTAGGAACTTCTTCCTCCTTACCATCCTTACCAACCAGGCGGACTGCGGTAATATCACTCGAAGTGACATCAAGAAGACGGTCCGTGGTATTCTTTACATTCAGCTTGAATACATAATCTGACGGCGCACCGTGCTTTGCACTGTTCCAGCGAATAGGAATCAGGCCAATACGGTCGGCAAGCATCTCATTTGTCATAGAGGTGCTATTCTTGATAATACTTACATCCGTTGAAGTCCCCATATCATTCATATCACTACGAAAGGCAATACTTTCAACGCCCGTGAGAACAAGCCTACGAAGAGTGTTTGCATAGGCGACATTTGTGTTCTGTAGTGTGAAGGTGAGAACTTGAGTTCCATCCCTCTGAACCACCTTATTGAACTTGGTAAAGTATGGGGTCGTCATTTGCTACTTGCTTTCTACTTGGATGAAGCTTTCAATTTTAGGCCTAGTTGCGGTTCGCAGCCGTGAATCAGTTCTGAAGAGAAGATAATGGAGTCTGCGTCCCCTCCTCACATCTGCTTCTACAGCAACAAGTGTCCTTGGTCAAAGGCTTTTATTGAGGAGTTGGCGAAAACACCCTGGAAGAGAGAATTTCGTTATATCTGTGTTGACCCCGGCCCCCAGAGACCACAGCTTCCAAAGTGGCTGGAGAAGACACCGACGCTGGTGATTCGTGGAGAGAAGGAGCCGCGCACAGATGCAGATGTTATGAACTGGATTTATGAACGAAAGATGCGTGAAACCGCAGCTACCGCACCACCGGCTCAACGACCCGCAGACCCTGCCGCTGCGACTGAACCTGAGGCGTGGAATATGCTCGAACTCGGCTCGGGCCTCGCTTCAGGAGATTCTGTCTACAGTTTTATTGGCTCAGATACATCAACGAACGGAAATGGAGGGGCTTCTCTTCCTGGAACCTTTGCTTTTCTGAGTGGACAGGCTGCTCCTGGCTCGAAGGGACCCGACATGTATCCCGGCGGTAGTGGAGGTGGTGAGAAGAAGACAAAGCGTGAGCAGGCATTTGATTCGCAAATGGAGGAGTTTATGCGCCATCGTGATAATGGAATGCCGAAAGGCCCTGGTCGTGTGTAAATATCTAAAGATACCAGTCTATTTATGAATAAGAATGTCCCAACCCAAGTCACGCCTCGGGTTTTTCAATGATAAACTCACCGAGTTCTTTCGTGACCTCGCATACGCCTTTCCTGAGGAGCGGGATCTTCAGAAGGCGAGTGAATACATTGATATGGCAAAGAAGTCAAATCCGAGGCTGATTCTCGATATGTTTTATGAGCATGTATATCTAGGCGCACATGAAATGGTTGAGAAGGATGATGAGGAGGGTGTAATTGCATTTGCAAAGCAGAAGATTGAGACGCAGTACAATGAAATCTCTTCGGCGCTTGCAATCTTCGATAAGCACTGGTCAACACTTGATGATACGAATCGGACTGCAATCTGGAAGTATCTTAAGGTGCTTTGTGTACTCTGCGAAAAGGCAAAGGCGAGCGCGTAAGTGCAGGGCGAAAAGCGAGTGCAAAAAGCGAGCGCGTAAGTGCAGGGCGTAAAGGATTCTACATCTTTCTCAAATAGATGCAATCCGTGTTTGTCAAGAAGTATGATGAGTTTTGTACAGACCTCCTTGGTGCCTGCCCAGAACTCACGGCGGAGATTACGGCCGCCAAGGCACTCGCACCCGAGATGAAGGTGAAGCGCTTCAAGGCCGAAGTGAACGCATCGCCGCAACGCAAGGCCGAGAACTGTCCGAACTTTGTTCTGCCTGGTGTGAAAATCACCAAGGCGATTTGGGCTGAGTTATCCGAGAAGACAAAGAGCTCCATTCAGGAGTATCTGACACTTCTCTCCATGTGTGCACTCTACGAGGGTATGCACGACCTGAGTGGCGCTGATCAGAAAGAGTTTCTGAAGGGATTCATGGAGAATATGAAAGAGAAATTAGCGGGCACGGACTTCAAGAAACTCGCTGAGAAGTTCACGGAGTTCCTTGGTGCTGCTGGCATGGGTGCCGGTGCCGCGGGTGCAGCCGCAGGTCTTGGAGGTATGCCGAATCTTCCCGAGCGATTTCTAAAGGGGAAGATTGCCAAATTCGCAGAGGAGCTCGTCCGCGAATTTTCCCCCGAGGATTTTGGCATGTCTGAGGCCGATATCCGTGCCTGTGAAACGAATCCCATGCGCGCCTTTGAGGTGCTCATGGAAGCCTATACATCGAAGCCTGACATTCTACAGGGTGCGATTAAGAAGATTGCACACCGCATGCAGGAGAAGATTCAGCGCGGTGAACTCCGCCCTCAGGACCTGGCCGCGGAGGCAGAGGAGATCATGAAGGAGTGCACGGATAACCCGCAGTTCACCGAAATGATGGAGGGTTTCCGTAACGCCTTCGGATTTGCTGATATGGATACGGCTCGTGAGGCTGGTCGCGAGGGAAATGCCCGACTTGCTGCGGCGCGTGCTCGTCTTCGTGCAAAGCTTGAAAAGAGAAAGGGACAGAAGTAAAACCTAGTAAGCACTAGAGAGGGACATGAAAGTCACACTTTGTGATCCATATGCCTGGGAAGACCCTTTGAATTTTCTCAGAAATGCATGGGGAAAGTCATTTCAATGTGCGCAGGGTCGTGCACCGTGCTACAGTGAAGTTACGAATCAAATCATCTTTATCTATCTCTTTGCCTTTCTTGCGACGACGATTGTGGCAATCTTTCTGCAATACGGAATGGCCATACCGATTGGCCTGATTTTTACGACACTCTACTTAATTCCCGCCTTCCGAACTCTACAGACGATTCAGGCACAAGGTGATCCTGGTTCAAGTCAAATAGAGAACTTTGACGATGTTGCCCCCACACAGGCAGCATCTCCGGATGCAATGGAATATACCCGTCCTACGGCATCAAATCCGTTCATGAATGTCTTAGTCAATGAGATTAAGTACAACCCTACGAAGCCGGCTGCACAGGATATAACCAATCCGAGTGTTTCGGGTATGCTCGACGATGTATTCCGTGTTCAGTTCACGAGTGACCCTACGGATGTCTTTGGAAAGACGCAGAGCCAGCGCCAGTTCGTAGCTATGCCGTCGACGACTGTACCGAACGACCAGGGCTCATTCGCTGATTGGCTCTATCGCATTCCTGGAAAGACATGCAAGGAGGGCGGTCGCGAAGCCTGCTTACCTGGCACCGACGGAAGCCCTGTTACATGGCTCAATGCCGATAGGTGAGGGGCTTCTGTGTAACGAGTTTTGCACCTTTCTTACAACTGAATCGTTTCAATGTTCTGCCCCGAGTCTGTAGTACTGACTTGGTACAGATTGCAATCGCGGCCGACTCACGAGCGGCTGCACCTTTAGCGCCCGGCCGCAGCTTCAGTGTCTTCCGCACGGCTTTCACACATCGGCAGAAACGAATGGCCTGCTTCTCTTTCATCCTAGTTTCACATCCTATTTTTTCCCTTGTCTCAGTCAGAATGCAGATCAACCGGCTTACACACACTCGTGACGACCTCTGCGGAATAGAGTCCTACTATAAGCAGTCCGTAGGTGTTGGTGCCTATTACACTCGCAACCTTGTTCCCGACGCTCGTGTGGTAAATCCCCTCTCCGTCGACCAGCTCCAGATCTACCCGAAGGAGGGATACGGCTACAACAACAAGTCAATTGATGTTGACTCCGTGCTTCGCAATCAGCCCGAGTTCAAGAATAACCGCTGCAACATCCGTCCGCAGGCGCGTCCGTTCCTGACGGTGCCTTTTATGGGCACGGGCCGCGGAAATCCGGATGTAGAGACGAATCTCCAGCACAGCGAGATGGTTCGTCAGGGTAAGGAGTGCGGTACAGTTACGGAGCAGGAGTTTGAGGGACAATATACGCCGCTCATCCCGACGCTTCAGAAGAACATCCAGAACCCGAGGAACCTGGTCCCCGAGGTGGCTGCGAATGGTTGGATCCGCGGCGGTGTTCCCAGCCGCAATTATATCCGTGATGTAAATTGTTAAGCAGGAAAAGAATGGCCGGATATCCGCTCAGTGGCCCCTTTGAACAGCCTCCTTCTTGGGAAAAAAAGGAGAATCCGCAGGCATATGACCAGTCACCGTTTTACTATGTGAGTGCAAAGCCTGGTCGCAATATGCTTGGCGTCGTGGGAGGAAACGATGCTAGTCTTATAGTAGGGAATCAAGTGGACCTGGAATCAGACCTACGGAGGATTAACATTCCGAACACTTTTTGCCCCTCACGACAATATCAACCTCCAAAGGAAGGACAGACAAAGATACAGCGTGATAATGTAAAAACAAAACAGAGCGTTGATACAACGCTGAAACACATACCTGCCATTCAGATGTGGGCATACCCTGTCACCTTTGGCCCCGAGCCCCTGAAGACAGATGCATGTGGAACACCCGAGCGCTATTGATTCACTTCAAGAACGCATATGAAGGTACCATATCTGGCGGTTTCTAAGAAAAGCCCCGTGGCTTTGTCAATTGTAGTGATTTTCAAAATCCCTACATTTGAATAGTAGAATGCTGGCTCCTAAACAACAGGCTCTAACACACCTCCGAAACGACGACTTTCGTCAGGCCGATGACCAGAGAATCACAAGTTATGCACTGAGATATTACTTAGGTAAGCCGAATCATCAGTGCGGTGTGACATTTCCCGTGGATGCAACAACTCGCATTCAATTCGCAGGCGACAGTTTCCCTGAAGGCAAGTGGCGTACAGATGTTGAGTCTGACCTGAAGAATATCAATCGTATGGGCACGCGTGTGCGCTGTGATGATAAGCAGTATAACCCCGATACGAATGATTTCAACAATACCTATTACAAATCTGCGCCTGACATGTCATTTCCGATGACATTCAACAAACTGATAAATCCTCCGTGTACTCTCCGGGCCACGGGATGGAATCGTTGGATTGATGTACCTCATCAACCTCAAGCGACCTTCGAGACGCCGTTCGATTTCTACATACCGAGCCGTGACCTCGACAAGGAGCGAAATAAAACGCATTAAAGTTGTCTAGAGTTAGAAGCCATGGAGGTCGCAACTATTTTGGCCCTAGCAGGCCTAGGGTATCTCGTTACCAAAACCACTGAAACTCCTAAAAAGAGAAAGGAGGGCTTTCAGTCGTATGCTTATCCGTCACCTCCCACAAGTGCCCTTTCTCAGACCCCCTCGGGTCAATCTCCTAGAACATCCCCTGCACAACTCGATATGATGTATGAAACAAGTTACGGAAAGACCTACCCTTCACAGCCGAATCCGGCAACTGCATCAGGCCTGCTTCCCACCGACTACGCTCGTACATCGCCGCAGTTTGTGAATCTAGCCGCGAATCCTGCAATGGAACCGAATCAGGATGGAGGCTCACGCCTCTTTAATCCTGTACCGCAGTCGATTGATGCTGCAAAGCCCTCTGTAGCGATGAATGCACCTGGAATTGAAGAGAATCCGAACTATCTGAGTGGCGACACTGTTGTCAGCCCACTCAGTGGTCAGGTGATGTCAACAAAGGACTTTGTTCACAACAACATGCAGCCCTTCTATGGAGGACGCGTAAAGCAGAATGTGAATGTTGATACGAATGTGAGCATCCTCGATTCCTACAATGGAACTGGAAGCACGCAAATTGCTAAGCGGGAAGTTGAATCCATGTTCGACAGCAATAAGTCACCTTTCGGTAATCCCTTCGGTATGGAGGATAACACGGACTTCTTCCAAAGCCGCATGGAGGATCCTGCGATGCGTCGTCGCGATGGTGAGCGGCCCTTTGAGCCTGTAAAGGTCGGTGCGGCCATTGGAGAGAAGTTTGGTGCCACGGGCAAGGGTGGTTTCCAGCAGTATGAGGTGAATGAGCACATGATCAATAATATCCGTCGCACAGATGACCTCCGTACAGCGGATAATCCGAAACTCTCCTACAAGGGCACCGTGGTTCGTGGACAGCAGTTCATCGGCAAGTCCATGGAGAATCCTGGTGAGGTTCGCAAGTACCGCCCTGATGGATTCTTCGTGGACCAGGAGGGTGAGCGTTTTGTTGGAGCCTTCTCTGAGGAGTCCCAGCGTGAGACGGCGCGGCCTGTTCAAGTGATGCCGTACACAACGCGTACAGATACAACAACTGAACTCATTGGTCCCGCGGCCAGTCAGGAATTCGGCGAGAACTATGTGACAGGCTCCTACCGTACACCGATGCACCAGCAGTTTGGTGGTGCAGGTATGCGTAATGCTGACATGACAACCTACACGAGCGCCGATACAGATGCTGCGGAGAATGACTATGGTAAGTCTGGCTACGAAGTGCGTCCTAACGAGCGCTACTACACGAGCGACCGTGTTATGGGTCTGAACGTAACACCTGCAGATACACAGGCCAACACGGTCCACTACGCAGATGACTCTCGTCCTACGCGTCGCGAGGAGACAAGTGGAAACATCCGTCAGACGGGTACACCTGTAGGGTATGCGGGTGGTGCACCGGCGATTACGGTCTGGGACCCGACGGATGTTGCGCGTACGACGGTCAAGGAGACGACGGTGAAGTGGGATTATCGCGGTATTGCGGCACCGGCCGATGGACCGACGCGCCTCACGGTCTACGACCCTGATGATATCGCCCGCCCCACGCAGAAGGCTCAGATTTCAGCGAAGTCTGAGTACTATGGCGGTGTCAAGGCGGCCACGGAGAAATTCACCAGCCACCAGCAGGCGTACAATATGCGCCTCAATCCGAATAAGGAGGCCGTCGCGAAACTGCCGAAGCCGTTTGCGGGCAATGGTGGCCTGGGTACATTCAATTCGAATGTTCTGCAGACTTCAAAGAAACTCGATGTTGATATCATTGATGACCGTGCCCTGGCCGTGAACAATGTGGTTGGCCTGCCTCCTGGAGCGGGTGACATTGGTCAGGTGAAGTACCGTGCTCCTCTCAAGCTCGATGTGAGCACGGAGCGCAATATGCAGGTGATGGTCGATGCAGTCAATAACAACCCTCTACAGCAGAGCCTACAGAAGAATGCGGAGCACGATGAGGCACTTCTGATGCAGTATCTCAATTCACGCGCGTAGGCGTAAAGCGAGTTAACAAAGTAAAGTTAAATGCCACAGCCCGCTTGGCTTGTTGCAGGACCCCCAGGTTCAGGTAAATCCACGTTTATTCGCTCTGAAGCGCAAAGACGTGGAGTCAATCTTCTTCATTGGAACGCGCGCGTGGACCGTTCTCTGCGCGATGGTCGTGACCGTCTTCATATTCAAGTGCGGTCGCGTGAAGCGTCGATTCTCTGGATTGAAGGTGTAGAGGACCTTACACAGGAGGCACAGGCTTTCCTGCGCCGTATTCTTGAAACGGCGATGCCGCAGGTACTCTGTATTCTGGAATCAACGGAGCCGTGGCGTATCTCACCACCCGTGCTTTCACGCTGTATCTACAAGGAGGTGCGTTCATGGAAGAATTCTCTAAAGGCGGAGGCCCAGCCACCGAGCCTCGAAGGAGTTCTGGAGGCGTGGAATAAGGGCGAAGATCCGATTACACTTCTACAGAAAGTCTTGGAGACCAAAGGATTTGTTCCGCAGGAACTTGTTCTTGAAGCATATCGGCGGTGGGGGAATGGAATGAGTCCATGGCTACTTTTATCCTGGCTTGTGGCGGAGAACAAGGCCGCGTTTAATGGCGTACGATACGAAACTGCTTCTCTTTAGAGAAATATGAACCACGGCGGAGATTCTATCAATGTCTATGCCGAGGCAAAGACGGAGTACACTCGTCAGCTCTGCCAGATTCTATCACCGGCTTTTCAAATCTACTTTCTTGATTTACTGAAAGTTGCAAAGGACAAGGAGCCCGAAACAAAACGGCTCCTCTGGAACTTCCAGGCGCTCCTTCAGGAGATTCCGGACTGGAATCAGGATAAGGTTCTCAGGGAGACGGAGAAGATTCAGCGGGATTCGAATTGTGATTACCTGGAGGAACTGTTGACGGCGGTCTTTATTGCACACACGAAGGTGCTGTCGGCCATTCGAATCACTACGAAGCAGAAGAAGCTGCAGATTACAATTCCGAAGCTCGACCATTTTATCCACCGCACACTCAGGGAAACGGGTCGTCTTCTATGGAACAATGCCTTCCTATTTGCTGAGCAAGGCTCCTCCATGGACCGTCAGAAGAATATGCGCCAGGTCGAGGCGCTGATTGTAGAGGGTATTCAGCAGTCGATTCGTAGTCTCCTACCGGTCAAGACAATCCTCCGCGAGTATCTCAATGACGATGAAGGTGCTGAAGGCGAAGGGGAGGATGAGGAGGCCGAGACGGAGGTTGTAGCCACAAAGGAGGCGGAGGTTGAGACAAAGCCTGAGGAGAAGCCCGTTGAGGAGAAGCCCGTTGAACCTGTTCCTACAGTGAAGCCTGAGGCCACTACGCAATCTGTACAGGCTCCGAAGAGTTCTATGAAGTCCATGGTGACTGTGAGCAAGGAGGCTGCACCTGAGGCCCCTCAAGAGCAAGAAGGGCAACAGACACTTGTAGTTGACACAGAGCCTACAGTGAGTTTCACAAATATGGATACAATCTTTGATAGCAATGATGTGGAGGGAAATGAAATTGCAACTCACTCTATGTTTGAGGGTGGTGAGGTTGATCGCATTGAAACAATTGATGCACCTCCGGAACCACTAGATGACTTTGAAGACTTAGATGCTTCGTCAAACGCGATTGAGTTTGAGGAAATAATAGCGTAAAAGTTTTCTAGGGGAGGGCAGTAAATGTTTGGCACGAGCACGCCCCTTTTTCTTACAGTTCTGCTTGGCGGTTTAATTCTATCGGCACTTGGAACTGCGCAGACAATCTATTACCAGAAGGAGCCGTTTCAGATGAAGGGTGCTATTCGTGATTTCTGCATTGGGGCCATTATGGTCACTTTCTTATATCAGATGGTTCCTGATTCAGTTGTGTCTGTTGGAACCTTTTTATCAGGATTTAAGATGCCTGAACTACCAAAGATGTCGGGTGGATCTCCTGCATCTGCGATGATGGTGGGCTCAGAGACCGACTTTGACCTTCAAACTGGAGTTCCGAGGTTTTAAATCTGTGATTATTTTATAGAAAATGAACGTAAACATGTCTACTGGCAGCGCTAACAGCAATGCGAATATGTCTACTGGAAATGTTAGTAATGTAAATATGTCTACTGGAAGTGCTGCAATGAATGCAAATAACTATGCTAATTCTATGCAGAAGATGTTTGGTAATACAAATATGACGGGTGGCCGCCGCCGCAACCGTAAGAACCGTGGCACGCGTAAGAATCGCAAGAACCGTAGCACGCGTAAGAATCGCAAGAGCCGTGCGAACCGCCGTTAGATATGATTAGATAGAGTTCAACTCTATTAAATCAAGTCTAAGTAGAAATGACGCACAAGTATGAAGCTACGGCACATGGTGTTATGATGTGGGCAACGGGTGAACTTGAGCATGTTGGTCGTATTGCCAGTATCAAAGATAAGGACATTCAATATAACTATGCAATGAGCACCCTTTTTGGTATGGCCCACCTCAAGGATGCCCTCTTTGAACTGGTTGAAGACCCGGATTATGAACACCAGAAAAAGGATTTACTAAAGACACATGACAAAGTCATACGTGTCATGAAGCATCTCTGTAAGGAGTATGACCTGGATCTTGGAGCAATAAAGAGATTTAATACAAAAAAGGTTCTCAGCAATCTCAAGTATCTAAATTCGAATAACAATAACAATAACTATAATAACAATAATATGAATAATATCAATAATAATAACAGCCAATCAAATAATTCCAGTAGTAAGAGTCGCACACGTAAGAATCGCAAGTAAATAATTGATTTAGTTTCGTAACACGATACATAATAAAAAAATACTTATCTCTGTATAGAGTAATGTCAACCGTTGAAAGAGATGGAATAAAAGATTCGCGATATCTACCAAGAACACCTTTACCAGAAGTAAAATTAGCACCTAGTGAACGATTTCTGCGATTACTTGGACTTCTACCCGTTAAAACAATTATTGCTGGAAATACACAGAATATTGCAGATCGTGTATATAAAGCTCGCGGGCCTGCCGCAATGGAAGCACACCATGTCACAACAAATGCTTATTATGACGAATTAGCAAGGCAGGGTACGGGTAACCCAATACTATCTGTAATACAAGAGAAAGGAACAGCAATACAACAGGAAGGAACAGCAATACAACAGGAAGGAACAGCAATACAACAGGAAGGACAAACAGTTGGTGCACCAGCCGCTAGGATTACCGCCGCAGATATCTATCGGGGTTATCATCAGCCAAGTAAACCAGAGGAAATTATATGGGGTGGTCGTATTTTTTTAAGTTTACCAATACAGCAACGAGAAACTATATCTAGATTATGTAATATAATACATTCAGGAGATTCAAGTGTAGTTAATGTAAATGACTATAAAATAATTCTTGATAATTTAATTTCGCGCAATGATCGTACTTATACTACTCTAGATACTTTAGTATCTAACAAATCAATGTTATTTAATCCTGATTTAATAAAAGGATATTGGAATAGATATTATCGTTTTGATTATTCCATAGAGCCCGATGAAATTTATTTCTTTATATTTGATTGGATTAGTAAAAATACTATTTTTACAGAAGAACCATATATAATTTTTCCCTCAGCTATCTCACATTTTATAAGAAAAATACTTGAAGAGAGTAGAATATCACCTCCTAAAGATGATACTTATCCCTTTAATCAAAGAAAAAGAGAATTTATAAGAAGATTATATTATTCTCCTCGCGGCGAACCACAGCTTATATTAAATGAACTTATGACGGTAGAAGAACAAGATATATTTAAACCCAGGTTGATGGGTGAATTAGATTTTAGAGAAACTAGCATCAATAGAATTTATGAGTTTGCAAATGGAAACTTCGCTCGTCGTATATATCCAGATATTGTACTAGAAGATTGTAAATTACTATGGTATCAACTTACTAGAATTACGCAAAGAATGCGCAAATTATATCCAATATATAGAGAAGAAGAAGTATATGCAGCAAATCAATCGCGTAGTATTATTGATTTCTTTTTACAAAATAAACTATTTAGTGAATTTGATAAAAAAAATAGTAAGATGACAAAACAAGCAAGAAGACGCTCATACTGTATCAATTCACGACTTTTTTATGAAAATAGTGGACAAGGTAATTGTGGTCTAGATGTAATTGCTCAAATTTATGAACCATATGATTATGATACAGAACGAGATAATTTTTTGCAGTTTACTGCTCCTATTTCTATTCGATTAAGAGAATTATTAACAAGAGCATATGCTAAAGCACAGAATGAAGAAGGATTTAGGATTATTGTTGGAAATGGATTTCGCAGAAATGGTGTAATACAAGATGGGAGGAGAGTTAGAACATATGGAGAATATTCACAACATATTTCATATGATGGAACCTGGCTTGGAGATAATGATATACAAATATTAATGTGGTTATTAGGAAAACTTCCTTATAAATATATTGCACCAAGTATTGAAAACCAACAAGCTATTAGCATTGAGTTTGGAAAGAATAGAACTGACTATACTATATGTAATATAGGTGGAATGCATTGGAGATTAAAGAGAGGAGGCGAGCCTCGTATTTGGGATAATGATTTACTTCATGCGGAACGTATCTTACGTTTATCAGCAAGAGATATAATATTAGAACAAGAATTACCCCCATTACCATTATCACCAGATGTAGCAGAACAACAAGAATCACCCCAGTTACCATTATCACCAGAAGCATCCGCAGCAGAATCAGCAATTGCAGCATCAGGAATACTAGGAATAGAGAGACAAGCGTCAGCAGTAGCATCTGTAATTGCAGCACCCGCAGTAGCATCTGTAGCACCTGTAATTGCAGCACCCGCAGTAGCATCTGTAATTGCAGCACCCGCAGTAGCATCTGTAGCACCTGTAATTGCAGCACCCGCAGTAGCATCTGTAATTGCAGCACCAGAAGAAGAATTTGAACTAGAAGAAGAAGCAGGAGTAGCACCGACAGTTGCTGAAGAAGGCTCTACGCAAATGGAATTTGATTTTCTCACGCAACAAATGAAAAAACTAGCCATAACCTATAGAACTGCTGAATTTGAATGTTTTACAGTAATTGAATATTTACATAAAAACCACGCTAAATCTAGCGAAAATAAATTACAAGGAGGTGGTAAAACAAGAAAAAACAAGCGTAAACAGTAAATGTTTTTTTGATCTAAAATCGTTTTACGATTACTAATCAAAAAAAGAGGCTATATACCTTCTCATTCTTCGGCACCCGCTTCACCTTAAATCCACTAAACGGCTTCTTCTCCACCTGGTCCCGTGGCCGTGCCATATGGCAGTCCTCGGCAATAACCTTATAGAGGTCAAAGCTCGGATACTTTTCATTTCCATCCGCGTCAATCAGCACATTTTCTCGTGAATCTGTCACCATCCATGTCCACATTGTATTGAATAAATCCGACCCCGTTTCGCGCATCTCAATACCCTCCTCAGAGGACATGACACGCCCGCCCTTCTTCGGCTCCATCTTATGGGGAAATACAGCCTCAAAAAGGCTCACTGCGAGTCGACACAGGTCAAATGACGGATTCGGCGTGACAATCGCCTCCTTTTTCACAGCAAACTCTCCAAAATTATACTGTGTTGCTGCATCATTTCCTGGACGGAAATCATCACTGTAGACTACCTTATCACCTAACTTGAATACAGCACGGCCGAAATCAATAATCTGGAAAATCTTTCCATAGGTCGGTACTCTCCATGTGGTTCCATCACGCTTGGCGTAGTACAAAAACTCCTTATCGGTCGATGACCAGACAATATTATTAGAGTGAAGGTCGTTGTGCGTCATCGAAAGTGTGTGCTGCATGGCACAGAGACCCGCAATCACCTGAAATAGCCAGGCTGACCAACGTGCCTCCCATTCAGGCTCTCCAGGCTCCGCACCTACGAGGCTATGATTCTCAAGAAGAGTATCCATGACACCCTCTGACCGTTCAAGGTACATGAGCATTACAGGAAAATCATTAAATTCGGCAAAGAAATGCGGGTCATCCTCTTCAGATTCTTCCTCCTCAGATTTATCCGATTCCTCAGACTGGCTGTGAAAACTCAGATTATCGGCCGTATGAATACTTCCTGTTTCACCAGGAACCGAATCCGCCTTCAAAGATTCATCCGCAGATGTCTCGGCATCCGAATCCTCTTCAGAATTTGTCGAGTCCCCGCTATCATTGATAAAGGATGGTCGCCGAGTCCAAAATGCCCTGTCTGAGTCCGTTTCAAAATCCGCCTGCACGGCAAATCGCCTTGCATCCAGCCCCCGCCAGAACCAGCGAGTATTACGAAAACTATCATACTCTTCGCTGATATTGAACATATACTTATCAGCAATGGCCGTCATGGAGCCATAATAAAAAGGAAAATGGGGGGATGCATCGAGTTCACGAAGGCGTGAGAGACTAAAGTAACTCAGTGCCTCCACATACGCCTGATTCATTGGGTCCTTCAGTTTCTCCTGAGCCCGAGCCCATCCCTTTGTGCGACTCGCATTAGCAGGCTCCATTGCAAATTCATAGCGACCCTTCATCCAACGAACGGGGTCAAGAAGATGAGTTACTTTACAATATGCCTTCTGTTTCTCAATCTGTTTTCCATTTCCGAGAGTAATCTCACAGTTACCCTTCCCCGCCTCACTGCTCTGCCCCTGCCAGCGCCACTTATGGTCGAGCCAGGCCTGGGTCTTTGAATCAAGTCCGAGAAGTGAATACGCCGGATGAGATAAACTAAGTTTCCGAAAGCCAGACATTTGTGCCATATGTTCGGCCGTTAGAGTCTGTTCTATTAGAACCACTGGCGGAGGAGGCACACTTTTCATTGCAGTGTCCCATTGTTCTACAGGCATTCTTTCTGGTCGGGGTTAAGGATTCGAGTTAATTTCTAAAACGCGGAAAATAAATATATAGAGATAATTAGGATGGCTAGTCTTGTACCATTTGGAGTAAGAATAACAGCAGCAGAAGCAGCAGCAGCAGCAGAACGAATAGCAGCAGCAGCACGAAAAGCAGCAGCAGAACGAAAAGCAGCAGCAGAACGAATAGCAGCAGCAGCACGAAAAGCAGCAGCACAAAAAAAAGCAGCAGAAGTAGCAGCACGAAAAGCAGCATCTTTACGTTGGCAACTTACTGCTGTAGGTAAAGATGGTGCTATTCGTGCTGGACTTAGGCCGCCTGCGGCGTTAGCCCCACTCCCTACTGCTCAAGCTCAAGCTGCTTATGCTGCTCAAGCTCAAGCACTACAAGCTGTATCAGGAATACATGATCATCGATATGCGAACCATCTTATTAAGCTAGTACGCCCAGGATTAAGACCTCCACGCATATCTCAAGGTTCGCGTGTATCAGGTTTTCCACCTAATGCTAGGCCTCATCCGCGTGCTGGTCCTGCTCCACTAACAGTAGGAAGACTGGCGCAACAAGTAGGTCGACAACCACGTGGAGCTAGAGGTTTTCAGTCGTTACAGCAACGACCTATACCAGGTTTAACAGCAGTAGAACGGAATGCCGCAAGAGCAGAGGAAGCAAATAGAGTTGTTGAAGATGCTTTTAATAGAGGAGTCTTTCAATTTGAGGTAGGGACGAATCAAGGACAACTATTTGTAGATATAGTTTATCGTATGCACTATGGTAGTACTACTAAAGGAATAACTGATATTTTACTACAGGATACTTGGCGAAGCGGTGCTATACAAGGAATTCAAGGAGTTGGAATGGCAGTTGAACATATTACTGCAAGAATTATAGCTGCACGTATTTTTATGGGATGTAGGCAAGTAAATTCAACTCCAGATGCCAGGAAAAGATTATTTATAATTCTGGGACGTTTATGGAATACTGGTGGTAATCTTAAATACGAATCAGAACGAATAAATAATATTCTTTCAGCATTAGATAAAATAGTTCATCAACGCCGCATATCATTTCAAGATGCATTTATTGCATATACAAAACCTAAAAGAAATGGAACTATACAAAGTGTGCCGCCAGGATTTAATGTTGAAGAATACATAGTCAGGAATAGAGACGCTATAAATGGCATAATAGAAGCACTTAGAATAGAGGCTAGAGAGAAACCTGCTGATAGAGCTCTTATTGAGTATGCAATTTGGTATCTTGAAAGACTTCGAAATGTAGCATATCCTCTTCCAGCTGGTGGAGGAATTGTAGATTTTTCAAAGTACCCAGAGGAAATAGAACAATTAATAACAGATGCATGTTTTGATGCACTTGTATATAGTGATAAAGTACCCGTCGAATCTAACTCTTCTAATAAAAAGATAACAACAGAAAAAGAAGCAGGAGTCGTTATAGATAAACTTATTAATAATATTGATAAAATATGGGAAATATTTAATACTGAGATTCTTGATAAAATTACATATAAAGAAATAAATGATATGATGACTAAAGCAAAGTTAATTACACCTGTAAATAATACAGGAAATAAACTATCAACCATAGAAAATGTAGATGGCGGATTCAGAAAAAACAAAACTCTAAATAGAAAGAAAAATATGCTAAGGAAAAGAAGTACAAGAAGAAAATTAGGAGGTGGTCCATTAAATATGGTAGGAAAAAGAGTAGGGAGTGCTGCATTAACAGCAGTAAAACAAGCAGAACGCGGTCTCTTACGGTCACAATCATTTGGCCATACTGCGCTTGGAATGGCCCCGATGGCATTTTCTACACAAGCAATGAATCCTAGACTATTACAAATTCCTGCATCTTTTAGATCGACTGTAAACGAGCGTGCGTTTCCTACGTCTAAAAATGCAAAAAAGGCCGGATTTAAGTGGAACAATATATTAAATAGTAATGCAGAAAAAACTGCGCAGGAGGTGGCTACTGGAGAAGAATGGGCAAAAAATAATCCAGGAAAGGCAAAAAAAATGAAGAATGAATATAATGCATTAATGAGGGAAAGAAGTGGTGCACAAACACATGGTAATTCAAAAATGAGTAATTTTAATGATATATTACAGAATTCAGACCCTAATATGGAAAATTATCATAAAAAATTAGGTGCTGCTGGATTAGGAGCTTTAGCATATAGCATATATGACCAGCGCCAAAAATTAAAAAATAAATCGCAAAAAAATAAAAAGACTCACGAAAATACTTTTAAGGGTGGTAGAAAATATAGAAAAGTCTATACATACAAAGTTAAAAAGCGTAGCAACTAAAAATCTCGTTTGCCGTCCCTATACAGAATGGCAGCCGCCTCCGCTATGAATGTATCCCTCCGAAAGTTCGATATGAAAAAGATTCCTCAAGACGCCGTGGCCGTTTTCATTGGTCGTCGTCGTACGGGTAAGAGTACCCTTGTTCGTGACCTGCTCTACCATCACCAGAATATGCCGCTCGGCACAGTCATCAGTGGTACAGAGGAGTCCAACAGTTTCTACGGACAAATGATTCCGCCGCTCTTCATCCATGGAGAGTTCAGTCCCGTCATTCTGGCAAATTTCTGTAAACGCCAGAAACTCGTGATGCACAAAATTCAGCAGGACCTCGCCGTTGGAAAGCAGAGCAAGATTGATCCCCGATCCTTTATGATTCTCGACGACTGTATGTACGACGACTCCTGGACACACGACAAGAATATTAAGTATCTCTTCATGAACGGTCGTTGGCTCAAGGTCTTCTTCTTGATTACGATGCAGTACCCTCTCGGTATTCAGCCGGCACTCCGAACCAATGTAGACTATGTTTTCATTCTCCGTGAGCCCTACGCCTCCAACCGCAAGCGCATCTATGATAACTACGGGTCGGCCTTTCCCTCCTTTGAATTCTTCTGTCAGGTCATGGACCAGTGTACGCAGAACTACGAGTGTCTCGTGATTGACAATACATCACAGAGCAACAAACTCGAAGACTGTATTTTCTGGTACAAGGCCGAGATGCATCCTGAGAAATTCCGTATTGGAGCACCCGAGTTCTGGCAACACAGTGAGCAGCACTATCGCGACAAGGATGAGGAGGATATTAACCAGTATGACCCGAGCGCGGCACGGAAACTCAAGGGACCTCCTATTAATATCCGCAAGATGTAGATGAAGAGCGACACAATAGCAATTTTATGTATACTTCTCTTTGCATGCGTACTGATGGGCTGGTATGCAGTTGAAGGGCGCGTCGAGGGATTTGAAGCAGGTGAAGGTCAGATGTGCGGCGTTGATAAGCCTACTTGCGTACATGGCACTCGTTGCATGAATGGATACTGTAGTTCTTACAATACTCCGATGTTACCGGCCTTTTCTACTTTACCCGTTGAGCCTTCCGATCCTGGAAATCCTGGCGGCTTTCTCCACACTGAATAGAATGGCTAAGATGATGCGTTTAGGAGTTGCGGGCTGTGCCCTTGTTATCTTATTTGCGGTACTCATGTTCATGCCTATGCTACGCAGCATGTTCCCCGGCCTTGTACAGGGCTTTTCCAACTACGATTGCAAGCGCGAGACGCAGTGTCCCGAGGGAACCTTCTGCCAGAGCGACCAGTGCATCCCCATTGTGACGCGTGAAATGACGAGTTCTGCAGGTGCGACTGGTTATTACGCGTAAATATCTGTTCTATGTTTTTTCAAAAAACTGTAAACAGACTAGTCCTTCTTGTCATCCTTCTCCTCCTTCTTCTCCTTCCTGCGCTCCATGGCGAGGTCAGCGGGGCCACTGAACATGCTCGCATAGGAGCCGACACCCGCTGTGAAAGGAGAGGCATCCGCGGCCTCAGGCTCAGGCCGCTCCACCTGTAGTTGCTGACCCGCCATGCCCTTCACGCCCTTCTTGCGCTGCTCTGAGTAAAAGGTATCACGAGCATTCTCATTCTCCTTGTACTTCTTCATGAGCGTATTGAGCTGGTCCTCCGCATACTCCTGCTCAGCGACCGCATTGGGATTCGGGTCCCACGGCAGCCACTTGCCAACTTCACCCACAAAGACATTGTGAATCGTGTCATTGCGCTGGAGCTTCTTGGAGCGGGCAACGGCCTCACCTTGAGTTCCATAGACTCCGCGTATCTTGAGACCACGCACGGATGTCCTGAAGTTGTTCTTTGCATAGAACTCCTCCTCCAGACGGCTGCCATTCTTATAGAGAAAGTCCTCATAGGCCTCCTGGATTGTCGTCTCCTGAATCTCCTTCTGGTTCTTGCGCACATAGCCCTCAAGGTCAGCAAGCACCGTCTCCATCTTTACCTGGCTTGTACGGCAAATGAGTGCAACACCCGAGAGATCGGTCTTCTCCGCCTTAACCGCCTCCTCCTCGAGCTTTGAGTTCACGGAGCGAACCGTGTCAGCAAGAAAGGCCTCGAGCTTCTTTGTCTTGTACTGAATCTCAAAGTCCTTTACAAAAGACGAAAAGAGAAATGAATCCTTACTTGCCAGAACCTTCTCCGGACTCAGGAAACTCAGCAGACAGAACTTCTGGCCAGGAATCTCCTGGTCCTCCTCAAGAAAGTCCTCCTTCTCCGTATAGTTCACCTCCTTTGACATTCTAAGGGCTTACTGGTATATTTCTTTAGGGGGTTTCCACGCAGCCGGCTGCGCCCAAAAATTTTCTCACTAACCAATATAAATAATGGATCTCGCTGAAGTTCTCAATCGCGCCATCAAGTATCTCATTGAGGGTATCGCCGTCGGTCTCGCGGCCGTGCTCGTTCCCCGGAAGGGCATTGACTTCCAGGAGGTCGTCGCCATCGCCATCGTCGCCGCGGCCGTTTTCGCCGTGCTCGACCTCGTCTCCCCTTCCATCGGCGTGACGGCTCGCCAGGGTGCTGGCTTCGGCATTGGTGCGAACCTCGTAGGCTTCCCGCGGTAAGCGCAGCGACCCTTCAGGGTAAGCTTACGAAGTAAGAGCATAGACCAAGCAATAAGACTATCAACAAATCTACTATTTTTCTATGCCATAGATAAATAGTAAATGCGTATGTCAACAACAACTCTTGCACTTATCGTGCTGATGTGTACACTTCTCTTTGGAGGAGTAATCGTATCGCGTTCATATTTTGAAGGATTTGAGGTGGATGCGAGTGGAAATCAGATTCCGAGCCCCAATACCCCGACAAATCAACCGCCTGTTCAAGTATCCGCGAAGCCTATCTCGGACATTATGGTACCCTCTATGCAAATGCCAATGCAGAATTATGGAATGACAGGAGTTGGAATGGCAAGCCCAATGCAGAATTATGGAATGACAGGAGTTGGAATGGCAAGCCCAATGCAGAATTATGGAACGACACCCCCAATGTCTTTACCAATTGATGCACAAATTCTCCTGCCAATTCAGTCACCTACATTCAATCGTTACCGTGCAGCTTCTGCCATGCAACTCCAAGGGGCCCCCTACGGCCAAATGGGCCAAATGGCACCAATGGCGCAAATAGGCCCAATGGTTCCTAATTTGTCACCTGAAGCAATGAATCAACAAGCGATGCTTTTAGATAAATCCAATCAGGCCGCCGCAATGGGTGATATGGCTGCGGCAGCATCTCTCAAACAGGCCGCCTCACAAATTGGTAGGGGTTAAGTAGAATGCGTCTTTCCAATACAGCGCTTATCCTTGTGATTTTTGCCTCTGCCATCCTTCTCTCTGTTATAAGCCCACTGCGTGAATTCTTCACATCTCCTGGAACCATGGTGCAGCTGACAACGAGTCATGTACCCAATGCGGAAGATTACAATTACTACAATAATGTCTACCCGAAGATGGTGCGCCGTGAAATTGCCGATATGACAGGCGAGGACCCTGGTCAACTCCGTCCCTGGGTCTTTCCGTATGCCGGCGGATATTACTTAAATTGAGCGGATAAAGCCCCAATTTAAATCTTCACAAATCTTCTGCCAGATTTTATCCTGAGTATAGAGTTTGTCCCGATTTTTCAGTAAAGGAAAATTCGGGAGATAGTCATCCAGTTCGAGCAGTTCACAGAATTTATACAGAACATAGGAATACGAAAGGAAGTTGCTGCGTCCCTTAGGGCAGTGCTTCTGGAAATGCGGCTGAATCTCCTTGAACATATACCGAAGTTTCTCCTCAATCTCACGATTCATCACAGGGGCATTTTTGCCATTGAGACGATTTGTAATGTGGGGTACATGCTCGTAGTATTTATTCGCCTTGATTTTCTTCAGAATCTCGCGAATCTTCGCCGGCTTCAGACCCTCAAGTTGTGTAATACGCTCCTTCTTGAGTTCCAGTAAAATCTGGTCATAGATCTCCTGAGGAATATCGGTGCACTCCTTGGCCTGGAACTGTGCGAGCCATTCATTAAAATGATTAATACGCTTGTATGCATAATAACTCACTTCACGCGGTGGATCCTTGTAACTCGGTTTATCACTGTCCATAAGCACAAACTCCTGGTGACCACAGATTGCACAACTAAACATGGCCTCATTGGCACTGAAAATCATTTCGGATGAGCACTCATCACAGAGTCCAAAGCCACTCTCCGCCTCGACGGATGTATTTCTCGCATGACCAGGATCCACCTTCTGGAGATATTTATCGAGGAGTTTATCTCGTTGTAAATTCTCACCCTTCATCTCCTTTTTCAGATCCGTTGTGACCTCGCTGCTCTCGCCCGCCGCATCGTGAAGGGCCGCGAGGACACTCCCCGGCTTCACATAATTCCTGGTTTTCTGAAGACTCTCTACTCCATTCTGAATCTTCTCCTGGATATCGTAATACTTGTAGAGTATATCACCCGTCTCCAAAAAATAATTTAGTAAATCATCCTCCTTATCAATTGAATCAATCTCACGCTTCACTTCTCGCAGGCGATTCTCCTTCAAGTTCCTTTCAATAATGTTTTCACATACCTCTATTTCTTGGGTTAACTGTTTTTCCTGTGCCTTTAGTGAGTCGACTCCCTGTTTCTGTTCAAGAAGCTGGGACATTTTCACCTGGTGAATTGCATCCAGCGTAGTACGAGCCTCCGGATTAGACCGCTTTGTTGGCCTTATCTTGAAGTAGGGTTCACCCATACTAAATTCTATTGAGTTTTCCTGAATCCGTTTAGGCATTCCAGAAGACTTTTTTCTCTTGCGCCAAAATTTTTTTCTAAGTGAAGGTTATAAACTAAAATGACTGGAGGGGGCCTCATGCAGCTTGTAGCGTATGGTGCACAGGACGTCTATCTCACGGGTAATCCCCAGATCACCTTCTTTAAGGTGGTCTACCGCCGCCACACGAACTTTGCGATGGAGGCCATCGAGAACCCGTGGAACGGCGCGCCGAACTTCGGCAAGCAGGTCACCTGCACGATCCAGCGCAACGGTGACTTAATCTACCGTATGTACCTCCAGGCCACGCTCCCCAGCGTGTCCCTCCTGGCCTCTGACGGCTCAGGCGCGCAGTTCCGTTGGCTCAACTGGGTTGGCCACAACCTCATCGACTGGGTCGAGCTCCAGATCGGCGGCCAGCGCATCGACAAGCACTATGGCCAGTGGCTGCACATCTGGAATGAGCTCACGCAGGAGCCGGGCAAGCAGGCTGGCTACGCCAAGATGGTGGGCAACATCCCGCAGCTCACGAACCTGCTGGTTCAGGGCGGCGAGTCTTGCGACAACTACTGCTCAGGTGGCGAGCCGAACTCCTCCAACGAGGTCCTCAACTGCTCCCCTGAGTACACGCTGTATGTACCGCTGCAGTTCTGGTTCTGCCGCAACCCTGGCCTGGCGCTCCCGCTCATCGCGCTCCAGTACCACGAGGTCCGCATCAACCTCCAGTTTAACGACCTCACGAACCTCTGCTGGGCGTACACGCCCCAGGCGTCTAGCTCAACGGCGATCCAGACCCGTGTTGGCAATGCCGGCCTCGTCGCGTGCTCGCTGTATGTTGACTACATCTACCTCGACACGGATGAGCGCCGCAAGTTCGCGCAGGTGTCCCACGAGTACCTGATCGAGGTTCTGCAGTTCACGGGCGGTGAGTCCATCACGTCCAGCTCCAACAAGCTGAAGCTGAACTTCAACCACCCGTGCAAGGAGCTCATCTGGGTGGTCCAGCGCGACTCCTTCACGAGCTGCGACACGAACGTCATCAACCCGTGGAAGGGCCAGCAGCCGTTCAACTTCTCTGACTGGTGGGACCGGTCAGTCCTGGAGTCTGGCTACTCCGTCACGCGCGTTGAGGGCATGGCCGGCGGCAACCCGTGCGTCACGGCGCTCATCCAGCTCAACGGCCACGACCGATTCCAGGTGCGTGAGGGCCGCTATTTCAACGAGGTCCAGCCGTACCAGCACCACACCAACATCCCGTCTGTTGGCATCAACGTCTACTCCTTCGCCCTCCAGCCGGAGCAGCACCAGCCGAGCGGCACGTGCAACTTATCACGCATTGATAACACGACGCTGCTCCTCACGGTCTCCAATAACGCCGTCGGCACGGCCACGAGCTCCACGGTCTATGTCTATGCGACGAACTACAACGTTCTCCGCGTGATGAGCGGAATGGGTGGTTTAGGTTATTCGAACTGATGACATTAATCATGTCATGTTTGAAAAAACTTTGGCTGCTAAGAGTACTTCAAAAAAGGAAGTGCTAGTTTGATAACACTTGTTTCTAAGAGAAACATGGAGCAACACCATCAAATTGCGGGAAACTCCTGCTAGGTTATGACTACCGCCCTGGAACCGAAAGGTCAGTCCAGTGGCACCAAGGGGAAACTCGTGGGTAGGGTAAGAAGGTCATAAATAGGGACAATCCGCAGCCAAGTTCTAAGGTCAGTGAGTGACTAAGAATGCAGTTCAGAGACTCAATGTTGGTGGACCGAAAGGTCTAAGATAGAGTCCGTCCCCACAGAAATGTGGTTTACCAGAGGATCTCAATACACTTGTTATCGTGTATAGGGGGAGAGTTGGTAGAGTTCCTGTGCCAAAAGGCAAGGAATGGAAGGCATGCTCGCCTACTCCAACTAGACGCAAAGTCATTTGTGTTTGGTTTTTTTATACTCTGCAAAATTGAATAGCCGCCGGTTGGGTGGTAAGTCTAAAAGTTATTTGTGATACTCCGGTAGAATGTCACATATACCTTGTACTCATTGTTCTAAAACATACGAACCCTTCAAAACAGTTCATGGAAAAGTTAGTAAACTATGCCCACACTGTCGTGAAACTCAACAACGAGCGGATGAAAAACGAAAAAATCGTGTGCGAAACTATCAAGCCGAAGCAAAACGAAATCTAGATACAGCATGGAGTACATTTCTTAAAAAATCAGTTGAGCGGCGTGAAAAAGAGAATAGCCTTACTAAAGAGGAGTTTCTTCAATATATTCAGACTCCTTGTTACTATTGTAATTATTATGATGAAAATGAAATAAATGGTATAGACCGCATAGATAACTCAAATGGATATTCAAAAAAGAATTGTGTAACTGCATGTAAAACATGTAATCGAATGAAACATATCTTTCATCCAGTTTTCTTTATCGAGAAGGCAAAACTAATTATGAAGTTTGCGGATAAAATACTAACCGATTCTGAACGAGATGCCTTTTATCTAAAATGGAAAGAATATGTACATAAATCACCAGTACCTTATATTTATGTAAAACGCAATACAGAAGAGAAGCGAGAAATACCTTACCAGATAACAAAAGAGGAATATGAAGAACTTATTTATAAGCCCTGTTATCTATGTGGATTCAAATGCCGCGCTGGAAATGGCCTTGACCGAGTTGATAATACAAAACGAGAATATACTTATGATAATGTACAACCATGCTGTTCAACTTGTAATATGATGAAAGCTCTCTTTACAAAAGAGGAGTTTCTACAGAAAATAAAAGAGATATCAGCATTCAGGATAGAGTATCCAATTGAATGGTTAACAATTCCTCGCCATGGATTTCAAATGGGTGGAGCAAAAACAGAAAGTCTTGCAGAGCCTGAAAAAGAAAAACAATGGCGTGCAAAAACAATTTATAAAGCTATTCGGTCAGGAACAACGGTAGAGTTTATAGAACATATAAAACAAGCAGGTCTTGAAGAGAAATGGAAACTAGTTGAAACAGATGCCGGTGAAAAAACATTTGAAGATATGGAAGCATCGCTAAAAAAACTTGTTACAGAAATTCGTTATAAACGTAATGGGCGATAATCACTTCTTTGAAGCAATAATACCTCCAAGTACCATACAGCCAAATACAATCGCTGCCAAAACAAACACAATATACCATTTTGTGGATAGGGGCGAAAATTCAGGAGGTGGAGGTGGAACCGGATTCTGTGAAGTTTTACGACAAATTGGACAGAATGGAAAATCTAGATTACTGACCGTATGTTTTTCGCGTATCCATTGCTTCCAACAGGTCGGATGCACATGAAAATGACAACCGCATGTGATATACTTACTACTCTCTACAAGAGCTGTGCCACTTTCATGAGTGACTTCAAGGCAGACAAAACATTCATTATCAGGAGTCACTGCAGTGAGTTCTGTTAGTGAAGTTGTAGAGGTCGATGGCTTCATTAAATATAAATACAAAAAATACTTTATACTCGATTTTACGCGGTAATCGCCTTTCGCCTACGAAGAATAGGGCCCTGAATTTCCGTTGGAATATCCATCTCTTCGCCGCTCATCCAGCTCGCAACCTTAGTAAGACTAGCTACAACTCCAAACAAGAAGGCCACGAGCATCGCCTTATACATACCCTGTGAATGGAGCATGAGGCCCATTAGAACCTGACAGAAACTACTATCCATGACAACAAGACTCTGTACGAAACCCCAGGCACCCTTTGGCGCACAGAAACACATATAGACATGAGTCGACGACCATGCCACAAATCCAATTCCTACTGCGGTCAGAAGACCCCAGCCCCCAATCTGCTTGCATATACTGGAACAACACTCCTTGGATGGCATGAACACTTTGACAGTAGTCCGGTCAGCCTTATGCCTCAAATTTTTCCCAGCGCTCATGTAGGATGGATATATCAAACACAACAGATTCAGAAGATCTGGTATTTATTGGCACCGCGGCCCTGTTCGTAGAACTTATCACTCTTTTTCTTGTTAAATATGCCGGATCCAAACCCACAGTGGGTACTATGGCACTTAATGATTGGTATGAACGCTTTGGCATTTTTGCGGTGGGTGCAGATGTTCTGAGTCTGATGATTGGTGTGGTGGCCGCTCGTTTCCTCTACACCTATTTCTTCAAGTCTGTAATGGACTGGTCCCCGCTCTATTTTATGCTCTGTGTAGTGCTATTCCAGCTTTTCCATGACCTCTTCTTCTATTTTACGACCATCAAGAATCTTCCTCGCGGCTACAATGAAATGATTGATGTCTTCCAGGATTACGCCAAAGAAAACGGCGCGAAGATTCTCGTTGCGGATGCACTTATGCTAATTGCCACGGCAGGAGCTGCAATGTATCTGAAGTCGGTCCCGCTCCATTTTGTACTGATAGGTCTACTTGGTATACTCTATGCACTCTGTTTTATCCTCTTTACGGCTCCTACACCGACCGTGGCCCAGGCCTATCAGGCATCTACACCGATTTCTAAGGCACCACAGGGCCAAGAGGCGCAGCCCTCGCCGAAACAGAATTTCCAGGAGGATCGTCGACAGGGACTCCTAGACCCTGGAAGTTTTGATCCTCGACAACTACACACTCCATTTGATTCCAATACATTTTAAAATATACGTAGTATTTATAAATGCCCCTGCTTGATATTATTCATCCAGATGATAACGATGGAGAAACTTTACAGTTTAAAACAAACGCAGGAGATATGGGATTTGAATTTAAGGTCAGTGGAGAAAATGTTCAATTTGATGCGGATAATAATATGTATACATTTATGCCTTCTGGAATAACTGTTAGTTTAAGTCCTAATGATGGATTAAATGGTGTACATGTTAGTATTCCAGGTAATATTCCAGGTGAACCACTAGCTAATTTTGTAGAGCGCTGGGAGGATGATGCTGTGGGAGATAGAATAGTAGCTGTTCTTAATCAATTAAGAGATCATCCTATACATGCAAATAACAATGGAAATGGAAATAATAATGCACCTGGAAATAATGCACCTGGAAATAATGCACATGCACCTATTAATTTAGACAACATTAGTAATGAAAATATGGATGGAGGCAGATATAAAAAACGTAAGTCTCGTAAGTCTCGTAAGTCTCGTAAGGCACGTAAAGGGCGTAAGGCTCGTAAAACACACCGCAAATATTAATCAAATACCACCGAAGCCTCTGAGTTCTCTAATAAAACTCCGAGCGCGGCTTCGCGCCGCTCCAACGCTCCACCACGCTGTTTCTTCGACACATGCTTCCAATGCCATTCAAATGATAATGCATCATGTTTGTTAAACGGTCCTACATAGCAGTGCCGACGCCATGTCTCTCCAGCCGCCACTTTTGCTCGTGTAGCCCTCGCACCACCTGACAGTTCCCCCTTATGTTGACGCAACCGGCGATCTACATCGACAGTTGCACCAATATATGTCGCTCCACCTGAAGACACTAGGCAATAACAGTACCACGGTGCCTCCATTCTACACTACTCTAGGCATTTCTCTTTAGAAGTGCCACGCCATTTCTCTCCGCATTGTGAAAGACCAGAGTGAATCCATTTTTCTGTGCATGTTCGAGCACTTTATCCGTCTTCATCGTATCTGTGTCATCTAGAAAGAGATACTTCGGATTTAACTTACACGCCTCCTGATAATCGGAGAATCCACAATATTCTCCACCATCGAGAATCACTAGATCCATTGTCTGTCCCACCTGAACATGTGGAACCTCCGCAAAGGCCCTCTTATCTGATTCATACCAGAGGTCATAGTGCGGTTTATTCTTCAGAAAAGTCGGGTGTGCATGAATCTCTTCATCGGACATCAGGCTCGTAGCAATGCGCCCATTTACAAAATCAACCATTTCACGCCCAGGCCTCGTAGCCCAATTCTCCTTTGCACACTGGAGATTTTCGCCATTTGTCTCGAGTGAGAGAATTTTCACAGGTGCGTACTCGGGGCGGCTGAGTGCACCGAGTACACAACAGAGAGTCGTTCCAAGACCATTCCAGCAGCCAATATCGAGAATCGTTTTGATGCTCATATCATGCTGAATGAGACCCATGAGAATACGCCCAGCCACCGTATCTGAGTGAATCTGACCAAGCGTCGCCTTCATAGTTGGACGAGAGGGTTTAGTTTCAAAGAAACCCCGCGATACCATAAATTCATGGTGATACTGCGGATTGATAATATGAACTAGATTATCCGATTCACTTCGGATAAGATATCCGTTAGAATCCGTATACTTGTCATAGATATCAAAAAACCCGTAGCCATATGACCGACAGTTAATTGCAATGCATTCATTAAAATAGCGGGCGTAGTTCTTTCGGTCCTTATTTGTTCCGAGAAATGGATACTCAGGATTATTCCACACAGTGGAATCGACTTCAATCGGCGGAATTACATTGTAGACATAGACATTGAGATTCTTAATCTGCGAGACAATGTCCCGAAGTCCCTCAAAATAGGAATCGACAATATTCTTAATAACTGTTTTGTACGGCATCATCTCCTTAGAGACATACTTATGAACATGACAGCGACAATCAATCTCTCCAAAAGAGAAAATAACTGTATCTCCTTCGACCACAGGAAAAGTGCGCAGGTCAAGGCGAGCAAGTCGATCACGACCAATTGAAAACGCGAGAGTAGGCCCAATACTATTCCGATTTACATATGCTAGTTTATCAAATGGGTGAACAGAATGGCTGTCGCCAAATGTAAAAATTGTCATCTAGCCTATTTACTATAAGTGTCTTTAACCGTGTTGAAAAAAAAAATTTGAATGGGTTGCGCCGCAGTATATATATAGTAGAAAAAAAATGGCCCCCATCTCTGCAGATACTCTCATCATTGGAACTCTGTATATCAAGGTTCATAAGAAGAACGGGCATTGCTTTCCTGCGAGAAAGTTTCTTGGAATGAGTGAATTTGGATATGCGCTATTTGAGATGAGTAGCGAGAGCTATAGGAGTGAAAGTCCCGAACTCTGGGACTTCTATGCGCCCGAAGATTCTCTCATACCAACTCCCGTGTATCCGCCCGATGATTGGGTAGAGGGCGCAGATGGATATCACGCACCTACAAAGCCTCACGAAGAGACTCCAGTACACTGAAGATAGTGCATCCTACAGAGTGGCTCATAAATCTCCTCCCCTCCAATCTCCACTTGGTCATCCTTTGACTTTTTTTCGCTGTGAGTGAAGAGTGCAGCCACAGGAGTTTGACAACGCTTACAGAAGGCGTGGCGCTTTTCTACACTGTCGCAGTAGGGAATTAGTTCCAGAAGTTCACCGAACGGCTGCCGCTTCGTATCGCCATCGAGTCCAACGCAGATGACATCCTTCTTATCCTTTTCAACTGCATTTATGACAAACTCCTTGAGTCCAGTAAAGAATTGCGCCTCCTCGATAATTATTAAGCGCGCATCGATATAGGCAAGTGTAGTTAGAACAGTATCGAGATAACGCACTGCAAGCGCAGGATGTCTCTCCTTGTCATGACTTACAATTTCAGGTTTCTCACTGTAACGAGTATCGCTACTGTGAGTAATCACAAAGATGGGCCAGCCAATCGCAGAATACTTACGAATAGTGCCGAGAAGCTCAGACGACTTTCCTGCAAACATGGGACCGAGGATAATTCTGAGACTCATTGTATAGTGTATACTTTCTTACAGGGGGCACTTCAAATTTAACATCCTTGTCTATCAAGTGGAATCACATCAAAATAGGTCATTCCATACTGAGTGCCCTTGGGAGGAACAGTGATGCGTACAAAGGCCCATTCACGGCCAAAGGAGGGAACAAAGACCTTTGAATGACTAATGAACCAGTCAGGAATATCAAGATTACTGTAGAGAATCTTAATTGCATCCACTCCTGACATATCCCATGGATAGCAGCCACCTGCATTAATTGTAATGACACCTCCAGCAGGCATCCAGCCAAGTAACTTCTCAAAAAGACTCGTCCACATTGGGTCATTCATATCAGGATCGACTAGGTCTACATAGATACAATCGTAGACACGCGGCTCCTCGAGAATCTTGAAAATATCACTGTGCTCCACTGTCAGGCGCGGGTCATCAAAGACATTTCCTCCAAGAAACACAGTCGTCCAACGCGGCTCCTTCTCACGAAAATGTGTAACGAGTTCGGTATCCCAGTCAATCATCGTTACATGTGCATCCGTGCGCTCTCCAAGACGCGCTAGAACAGCCCGTGCCGTTGCACCTTCGCCCCCTCCAAGAATACAGATGCGCGACTTTGTGTTAAGACATTCATGAACTCCTGAGACAAGATTCATATGGTAGAGATGTTCATCCGCTACAGATGATTGTAGAACACCATTCACAAAGAGGGTCCGTCCAAAAAGAACTGTATTCAGAATATCAATCTTTTGTTTGGCCGTCTGAAAACTTAGGGAACCCTCAGGATAATAGCGCAAAATCCGGATGAACTCACCATCACGCTCCTCAAACTCTTTGATTTCAGACATTTCTATGTCTATATCAAATAGTTTCTTTAAGGCGCAGCAACCGCGGGCTCATCAGCCACTTCAGCCTTCACATCCTCTACAGTCGCAGCAGGCTTAGCAGCATCAAACTCGGCAAGTACCTTTGAACCAGCATCAACCTCCTCCAGAGTCTTACCACCCGTCTCACGCACAAAAAGTGCCGTCATCAGATTTCCAGCAAGACTTACGCCCGCACAAACAGCCATAATCGCCATAGCTCCAGCCGCCGCCTCATTCTGCGCCGTCTGTGAAGAGCTACTCGAAACTGTACTACAATCATTTGCTGTGGGTGCCGAATTGCAGTATCCGTACCACATGGACAGGAGACCATAAGAACCCGCTGTGGCACCCAGTTTACCCATTGCCGCGCTAATACCGTGTCCAGTTGTGCGCATGCGAGTAGGAAACACTTCTACAGGCATGAGGAAGGTGGTACTATTCGGACCAAAATTCGCAAAGAAATAGGTGAGTCCATAGACAATTACAAATCCAGCACCACCAGCAGAAAGACGAAGGTCGCTATTATAGGCGCCTGATAGAATAGCAAAGCAGATTGCCGACATCAGGAATCCCATATGTGTCATCCAATAGCGCCCCATCCGCTCAATCAGGCCAATAGCAAACCAATAGCCAGGCAGAGCAATTAGCATAATGTAGACGGTGCTCAGTAAGGAGAGCCGTAACTTATCAATTGAATTAACGCCTGTCGTATTTGAAACGGCACCATTTACGAAACTTGTGTTCATCAGACTTTGGCCGTAGAAAGTGACATCAATCAGGAACCAGGTAGATGCAGTACCTACAAGCACAAAGGCATATTCACGCAGGCACTTTAGAGTTATCCAGATATCAAGAACTGCGAGCTTCTTATGCGCCTCCTTGTCAACAACGACTAATGTCTCACCGTCTACACCAAGTTCCTTCTTCTTTACCTCATTGTAAATCTTACTCTCAACAATGGCCAAGCGGAAGTAGATTGTCAGAAGATTCAGCACACAACCGAAGGCAAGGGCAAAACGCCAGGTTCCATCGGCAACCCAGGGACCACCATAGTAGCGCAGAGTTGAGATAGTACTAAAGTTGACAATTGCCGCAGTGAGTTTACCCCAGCCCTGCATGCTGAAAATCGAGAGGACTGACATTCCACGCAGAGCAGATGTCGCGGCTTCACTCGTAATTGTAGAGGCCAATGGGTATTCACCACCTACACCAAATCCAAGGATACCGCGCCAGATAGCCAGTTGGATATACACATCATTCATGGATGATGTGGGTTGGAATGTATTTGCAGACCATAGACCCCACTGCGTCGTTGTCGCCGGCACAGTTTGACCTGCTGACGAGGTTGCTGAGCCCAGTGCACCGAGAATAATCAGGGCGGAGGTAAGAACGAAGTTCCACTTGCGACCCAGGAGGTCACCCATGAAACCAAAGAAGAGTTGGCCTAGGATAGAGCCGATTAAAGCAGCGTTATTCACACTGTTCTTTAATGCGACTGTCTGAACTTGATAGCGAGGAATTACTTCGGTATCAAAAGCAGAATTTGTCACTAGACTACATACGGAATTGTCCCATGTGTACTGAAGGCACTTATTATCCTTTGTTGCACAGATAAAGTTCGCGTAACCTGCAGTTCCTGTCATGGTTTGGAATGCGGGATTTGAAATATTGTAAGCAGAGCCGAAAACGGCGTAGGCGTTCGGAGAGCAAGCAGGGTCGACCGAGAATGAGTAGGCCACCTTGTTCACTGGCGCGAGGTTCTTCAGGATGTTTGTGACACCATCCGTAATAAAAAGATCATAGGAGTCAGCGAAAAATCCACTGCCAGCGATAAAT